CACCGATGTAAAGATCCTTGAGCGGAACCATATTCACGGTGACGGTTTCGGGAGTAGCAGACTTCTTGACAGACATTGTATTCTCCTAAAGGATGCGCGGCATTGCGCGCTAAGTTATTGATTCTAAAAGAGTTAGCCCTAGGGCGATACCTTGGGGCTTTTAAATAGTGGGAAATCAGATACCTCTGTAAGTTACCTCAGTAGCTTCGCAATTGACTCCCACGTGTGAAACGTGCATTCCACAAGATACGCGATTCCCTCGTGTTCCTCAAGGATATGAAGCGTAAACGACTTCCCATGGTTCTCAGGCCACGCACCGTAGGCATCTTGGAAATATTGTGCCCACCCCAAAACCGTTTCATGGGGGAAGTCACTCAGAGGAACCTGGATTAAATCCCGTTCCACGTCATAGACCGCGAGGGTCATCAAGAGCTTAGGCATTGTTTCTCCTATTCGATAACAGGAATCCAGCGTAAGCTATTGTCTTGCATGGTTCCACCGTTAGCCTCGTAATCAGCATACGATTGTGCATAGACCTCACCCAAATAATCCGCATAGGGGTGAGGAGTCTTGCTAATAGCCTTTTTTGCGTCCGTTGCCCTAACTCTAGCGATTGGGCGTCCCTCTGGCGACCAAAACAATATCCACCATGTTTTATGCTGTGTCATAAAGCCTCCATCTAAACCCACCTTCGTTTACGAGCAAAGATGAGGTTAGTACAGTCTCTATGATTTATGTACTATCAGGAACTATTCGATTGTCAAGGATCTACTCAACACACCTTCAAAAGTGTAATCCACCTTACACTCCAAGCGTCTCAGGGAGTAGTGGCCGCATTTAAGGGTTGATCCTCACCGGATGGGGTGCCAAAAGGGGTTAAATTTTCAAAGGGTTGAACTTTTGACGGTTTGCGCGGTATCCTAAACGTAACGCGCGGGAGAGGGTGAAGCGTAAGGTCATGTTCATCATCACCTTACATAACCATCATATCCGATCCCGCCCGGAATGTCAATACCCCAGCGTTAAAAACTTAAATCTTTTTTCTGTAACCTACCTTACAGTAGCCCCCATCCGCCCACATAAGTTCTGTAGTCCCCCTAACGTAGCGCAAAATGACGTAGCCTAAATTGTGTAATCTCGCTTACACTCCCAACGGTGCGGCACCACCTACCCTTCACAACCTAGCTAGTACAAGCTATCTATCATCTCTAAGTGGTTGAAAATGAAAGGGTTATTAAGGCGCCCCTACCATCCCAACGTACAAAAGTGTACAAATTAAATGCGCCTATATACCCAGATGTCTATGTATCCCCTAAGTTAGTATCCACTAATGTGGTAAATTTTACATGGTTCCCTAAGAGGTGTGTAATTTTTACATGGTCCACCACCATTCACCCCCAGGTGTGCCCACATTCGTTAGACCATCATTCGTTTGAACAAAGATCGTTGGAACAATGATTGTTTAAACAATAGTCGTTGCAACATATATCGTTACCACAAGGAAATACCCACTTTAGGGGAAGGTTCCAAACGAACTGTAAGCCACCCCACAGACCCCTGAGTGTAAGGTTGCCCACAGTGGTACGGGGAGAGAGGGCATTGCCCTCTGACGTTGAGCCTTGGCTTTAATAGAATTCCAAATTTAGGGTAAATTTTGTGGCGGAAATTTTGTTTATAGCGAAAACCTCCCCTTGGAATAAAATTTTTTAATAAAAATTCCAAAACGAGGGGTTAGAATGGGGTCATGGATAAGATGGACCAGGAAAAGGCGCTGGCGATTTTGGGGGCTATAGTTTCCCCCGGCACTACGATTGCGTCCCTCGGGTTAAATTCTTTAATGCCCCCCAAGGACGAATTTGAAAATAGTGTTTTTTCGCGTTTAGTAACCGACCCTCAAGGGAAGCCCCAAAGGACTGCGATGGGGGAAATGGAGATTCTTCCAGAAAGCGTAAGTGAGGGCGCGTTTTGGAAGAAAGGTTCCCCGATGCTCCCGAGGTTTTTGAAACCAGAAACCAAACTTTCCCCCACCACTCAGCAAAGGCTAGCGGAGGAGATTTTCAGGATGGTTCAGAAGACGCCCCCGGAGAGACAGATGAGTGCGGCAAAAGCGGCACTTGATTTAAATTCTAAACTTCCGGCAACGAAGGGGAAAAGCGTAACTGGGGCGGATATCCAAAAACTTGCGAAGGAAAGCGGATCACAAAGCAAAGCGGCGGGGGAAGTGAATGGCCTTAGATTACTTCAAAGAGCACTCGCGAATAAATCCATCTACCACGGGTATAAAACAAATGAGGGGAGAAATGTTTTATGGCAGGAGGCGTTTAAAGGACCCAAAGAAGCGGCGGATGTGAGGAACGCGATGGTGGATCGGAGAGTAGCTAAGAATGTGGCGACCCCCGATGAGAAGCAAGAGTATGACCTCAGGATGAATGCTCAAAGGGACCCACTAGACGCTTTTGCGGAAACACTTAGGATGCTGGGTTTGAAGCCGCCGAATTAGAGCTAAGTTGTTGATTCTAAAGAACTTATCGTAATACAGGGGGGTTGGGTGGGGGTAAGTAGAACTAAGTTGTGTAGTAAAAAGACTCTCATATATTCCAAAAAGGAAGGAAGCGTAGCGTAGGGTTACTAGGCTAGCGTTCCCTTCCCTTCCGGGTTTTGGGGTCAATTCCATAATACCACGCTGTAGTCTTAAATTTTTAAATCCTCACGGATGTTAGAATCTGAATAGGAGAAAAACTCTTTTTAAATGGCAACATCATACGTCGGTTCTTTCACGCCAGCAGGTGACGGTATCTCATGGGTTACTGTAGCCAACCGCAACGGCACTATTTCTGGCACCTCAATTACCCTTCCCACAAATGAACAAACGGGTAATTTTCTAATCTACGCGGCCATTGAACGCTGCCGTAGGGCAATTATGAACGCCTTCTCAGCAGGCACCATTAACGAGAACTCTACTGTTTTGTGCTCCATGACGGTAGATAACAACGCGGACCCAATCACCTATACCTCTACTGCAACCTACGGAGGTGCTATCACAGGTGGGACCACCATCACCCTGCCAACGAACGAAACGGGAACCTCAACCCTCCCCTTCATGGCGGCATTTGAGCGCTGGTCCCGAGCAGTTCTAAATGACCGGAGTGCGGGTAACTAAGGAGAAATAAAATGCCTCTACCAAAAACAGCACAATCTTATATCTTCTACACGGAAAAAACCGTAACTCCCGGCCAAATTGCCCTCGGAGGTTGCCTAGATGTGAACGTAAGCGCCACCAAGGCCCAGCCCACACATTTCTTTCAAGTCCAAATCCCCGCCCTCCACTCCGCTATCGGTATCGTGGATGCAAAATGCCTTAGCGCGGGTGTTGTGATAGTCCGCCTGATGAACCCCACCGGAAGCGCAATTACCCCCGCAGCCGGAACGTGGAAGATTCTAGCCCGCTAAGAGGAGATTAAAATGTTTAAGAAAACAGGCGCTCTGATCCTCGCCTTAGTTCTCACCCTAACGTCCGTTTCATTACCAATCTTCGCCGCAAGTGGTTCCTCCAAATTTACCAACGGGGGAACCATTGCTCTTAGCGAAGACATTCAAGTTGTACCCAGCGTAACTACCGATCTATCCACCACCGACACGTGGGTGTTTCAAATCATGGTCACAAATGTTACATCAAGCGCGGCAACTATAACTGTCCAAGACAAAGCCGCCACACCTCGTTATCTCCTACCAACCGTATCCATCGCGGGTAACACCACCTACGTAATCGGTTTCCCAGAGGGGGTGAAGATGAAAAGCGGTATTACATGGTCAACTGGAACCGCAAGTGCTCTCCAAGCGAGTATTAAAGCAAAGAGGATTTAATGAATATTTTAAAGAAACTCTCTGCGACATTCCTAATCGTCTTCCTAGCATTCGGGCAAGTTACTTCCATCCCTATGGGAAATGTTTTTGGTGGCGAGAATTTATCATCCGCAGGTGCTATAGCTTATGTTGCTAGCAGCGGTACACTGACTTCAAATTCATCTTTCACATGGAATGGTACTTATTTATTTTTTCCTCAAAATATGGGTTTCGGATGGTCAGCAAGTGATCGTTTCACCGCAAATACCGGAGGTGGCGGGTTTCTTAGATTAACTGCCGCAGGAACGACCATATACAACCTAGATAGAGATTCTTTATCGTGGGCATTTGGTAAAAGTAATACCACTACAGGGAGTACTGTTCACATTAAGGATGCTACCGCAAGTACAGGAACTACTCTTGTTACCATAGCTAGAGGAGCGGGTCAAACAGCCTCAAGTACTGTTTTGACTATGGATGGAGTACCTCAGTTTGGAGGTACAAATACCACTGGGGCAGGTTCAGCCCTCTTAGGTGCGAACTCCCCGGCGACCACGAACACCGCTCCATATACCTGGATTCGCATTGTAACTTCAGACGGTTCGACCGCTTATATTCCCGCTTGGAAATAGAAAGGAAATTAAATGCCAAAGTTAAACCTCAAAATCGACATCGGAGTTGATACTCAAAAATTTGAATTCCCCGCAGAGTTCGTAGATGCGGCCACTCAATTTATTGCCACCCAAATTACGGGCACCCCACCTGTAGCAAAATACCCGGATGTCCATTCTCTTATTGTGGCTCTTATCGAATCCCTTGGTGATGCTATCCTAGAACTCTTCCCTCAAAGCGCCCAAGCCACCGCCAAAGCCGCCAAGGAAGCGGATCAGTTAACCCAAGCGACAAAGAAGAATGAGTATAAAAAAGCCACAAAGGTTTAAATTTTAAAATGTTAAAGATATTCGCAATCGTGGCCCTCACCATCTTATTTGTGGTGGGGGTTATTAACCCGTTAATTGGCGCATCAGGCTCCACCCGTTTCAACTACGGAAGCTACACCCTCACAGATTCCATCCAAACTGTTCCCACTTCCCCCACTTCGTTAAGTTCCTCGGATACCTATGTATTCCAGATTACAGTTACAAACATAACGGGAAGTGATGCCACCTTCACAGTTACAGACGGTAGTGGAAAATACCTATTCGCAGGTGTAACCGTGGGGGCAAATACCACTTACGTGATGGCATTCCCCGAGGGTCAAAAAATGTCTTCCGGCCTCTCCTGGTCCTCAGGAACCTCTAATGCCCTCCAAGCCTCTGTTCGTGCGCGTAGGACTTAACGAAAATGCGTAAATTCATCGCCGCTGGAATTGGGATCGCGTTCCTCTTATGTGGAATCTACTTCCCCACTGGTGCCCAAATTTCATCAATCCCCGCCGCTAAGGGAGGTGGAGTCGTCCAAGCCTACCAAACAATTATGGACGAAGCTATCGCTCTATTCCAGCGCACCACGGTTAATTTCACCGGAAGCGGTATCACTTGTGTGGATAACCCCGGATCAAGCCGCACCGATTGTACCGTGGGTGGTGGCACAACTTCTTCCGCAAATATCACTGACCTTGCAGTGACGAAAGATTCCTCCACGGTTCTAGACGTAGCAACTGGTATCTGGGGCCATGGAACCGCTTCAATGGCCACTCACGCGGGCACGAAAATCAATATCACTTCGCTAAGCATCTCTGCGGCCACAAACGCGAGTCCTATTGTTCTCACCACCTCGGATATGTCCGCCACTTCGGTACGCACTGGGGATACTGTAACCGTAGCTGGTGTGGGTGGCAATACCGCCGCTAATGGAACTTGGGTTGTTGAAAAAGCCTCGAACACTTCGTTAAAACTCATCGGCTCCGTAGGAAGTGGCTCTTATACCTCAGGCGGCACAGTAGCAGGTACCGGAAGTGGGACCGCTTACATTTACGGAACCCCCCAAGGATACGTAACCATCGATTCTCCCGTAGCCGCAGCCCTAATCCTAACCTGCCCCACGGTATGTGTGATGAACCAATCCACAACCCCCGCAGTACCAGATAACGGAACCCCCTTCGCGTCCGTTACAATCTCTTCTGGCGCATGGGGGACTGTAACTGACACTCGTAGATTTCTTAATAGCGGCGCATCCGTAACTGGTGGAGATGGAATAACTATTTCTACCGCCGCTGGTGAGTCCGCAATTTCCGTAGACTCCACCGTAGCCCGCACCTCAGGATCAAACTCATTTACAGGTTCCAACTCCTTCCTCGCCGCCACGTCAACGGCCCCCAACAGATCAGGTTCCGGTGCTCCTGGTGGCTCATGCTCCACTGGTGAAACTTATTTCCGCACCTCAGGGGTTACAGCGGGGCAAAATTTATATCTCTGCACTGCGCTCAATACCTGGACCCAAGTAACCGGAACCGGAGGCTCAACCCAAATCGTAACCTACCGTCTCCCCTTCACCGCTTCTACCGCCGATACCTCCGGTCGTTTCGCAATGCTTTGGAACACATCCCTGAACGTAACCGCCGCTGGAAGAGATGCTACTGGAGGCACTTGCCCAACCACAAGTTCTCTCGCTGAGTGTGGCCTCATCTGGTATTCCACAGGAGTGGCCACCCAATCTTACGCCACCCATGATGTGATGATGCCCACTGGTTGGTCTTCCGGCACCGCTACGTTTTTCCTAACCTTTGGTGTAACCTCCACCGATGATCCCCAATGGCAGGTAAAAACGAAGTGCCTAACAAGCGGTTCTGCTCCAGGTGCGTTTAACTCAACCCAAAATCTCCCCACTGGGGCTGTCGTTGCGGGGAATATTTACACCCGTAGTATCTCCCTAACCACAACGGGATGCGCCGCAAATCGCCCCATGATTATCTCCCTCACTCGTACTGATTCCGGGGGTGGATATGCGATTGTCTTTGACGGATTCGTAGAAATTCAGGTTCAATAAAATGTTCCTCACTCTCGCCTTTCTAAACCTCCTCTTGGGGGCTCAGACTATTTACACCGTTTGTGCCTCGGGTTGTACTTACACAAACACAATCGTGGGGCTCCAAAATGCGGTAACGGACATCCCATGTGGTGGGATTATCGAAATCACAGCGGGCCAATCTGTGACCAACACCACGGGCTCACCGTTGTTTTTAAAATACAAAAGCGGTTGTGCGACCTACACCACAATCCGATCTTCTGGCGTTGGAGCACTTGCTCTTGGCGCGCGAGTAACCCCTTCCGATACCGCAAAACTCGCTAAATTAACCGTAGGCTTCGGTCCCTATGCGGTTATTACAAACGAAGTTGACCCCGTAACAAAAAATGGTGCGGCTTGGTGGAAATTTCACGGAATCGAGATAACCGCCTATAACGGGTTCATGGGGGATTTAGTTGAATTCGGTTCCCGTTCCCCTACGCTCGATTACGTTAATGATAATGAGATTAAAAACCTCGCCCATCACATTTATTTTGACCAATGTTATTTCCACGGAGATTCGACTAGCACAGATGGCCCCCGTAGAGGAATCCGCGCAAATCTCGCCTCAATGACGGTCACAAATTCCTGGTTTGAGAACTTTAAAAATCAAAACGGAGAATCAAACGCCATAGGTGGGTGGAATTCTCTTGGACCGTTTTTATTCAAAAACAACCACTTTGAAGCGGTCGCCATCACAACCCTTTTCGGTGGGGCTCAACCAAACATCTCAGGACTTCGCGCGAATGGGTTATTCTTCCTTGGTAATCACTACTACCGCTCCTGGAAATACCGCGTCCGTTACCAAACCGTAAACCCGTCAGGAACCTGCCTATGGGATTCCAACGGGGGTGAATACTACCAAAACACCTCAAACGGAACTTACTGGAGGTGTGATGGCGGAGTGTGGACCTCAATCCTCGCCGCAAACTTTTCCCCCTATTACTGGCAAAAGAATATTTTTGAACTCAAAAACTCTTGGCGAACATTCGTGGAGGGAAACTACTTCGAGAACGCATGGAACCCCGCCACTCAAAATCAATATGGCGCGATGTTCCTTTTCAATCTCGTAGACAACGACCCCCCAGCCGGAACCGTTGAACCCTTCGCCACGGTAGGTTACGTGAAGATTAAAAACAACTACGGACGCCGCACCCCTTGGCTAGCCTCCTTGGGCTCCATCGGTGGTCCTTACTACCTCTGGCATAATAATTTATCTTTTGAAAATAACGTCTTTGAAGAAATCGGAGATTCCCCCTACACTCTCCCAGCGGCGGAAACCAATGGCTCCAAGTGGGGCGGAAATTTTATGGCCTTCCCCGCAAATGCAATTAACGTCTCCTATTCATTCAACACCTTCATATCCCGAAACCCAATCGAAGCCAGATCTGCGTATCTCTTCGGAACCCCACTTTCGAGCCAAACAACTCAAGCGGGAATTATGGGGAATATCTTCTCTTGGAACAAATACGGGGTTTATAACGATAACGACGGGGGGAGTTTATGGAATTCTATTTCAAATGGATTCGCCGTAGGATATAACATAGGCCGAAATGTGGTGATTAACAACGAATCCTTAAGCATCTACGGACGGCCCTCTCCGATTGTAAACATTGCGTATAACGTAGAAAGCCCCTCAACCCCTATGCCTTGTGTTGGTTCCACAAATGAAATGACTGGCACCGGGGCTACATATAACGGTAACTGCGGCTTCCCATCCTCTAATTCCGCCGTTGGTTTCCTTGATTACGCCTCTCATAACTACACCCTAGATAGCTCCTCTGGGTACCGTCGATGGGGACCACTTGGAAAAGATCCTGGGGCAAGATTTCCTATCGTCACATGGTCTACCGCTGGGGTGTCTGTTTCAAACGCAACTCTCCCCACGTTTTTAAATTTTGAAATCAAATCCGCTAAGGCCACTTCGTCAAAGATAACCTTTACCTACACCGCGTATGATTCCTCCACATGCGACCTTATTGTGAGTGCTTACCCGGATTTATCCTCTCCCACAACGGTAACTGATTCCGGGGGGTATCTAGACCGCTCCACGGAGGTAACTGGACTCGCCGCGAACACTCGGTATTACTGGAGGGCGTTATGTGCGGGGACTTATTACCGAGAAGGTATAGCTCTAACGAATCCTTAAAGAATTAAATATTTAAATGGCAAAAGAATTATTAGATGAGATCCAAAAGAATGACAAAGTGGATCTCCTCAAGTTATCCCCCAAGGAGATAAATTCCCTTCGTTTATCAAGGTGGCGCGCTAGAACGGATCTCCTTTACCTCGTAAATAATGTTCTAGAAAAACCCGATGTAAATCAGGATTTTAACGGTCCCCTCATTGACCTCCTTCAAAAGTTCCCCAAACCCAAGACAAAGGAAGAAGCGTTTGAAAAAGACAAGTTTGTGGAAGGAAAATGGCTCTATACCCCCGTTCAGCCAAATATCGAACTCCTCCAAGGCCCACGAAGACGGTTAATTCTCGATTTTCGCGGATCTTGGAAAACCACAATCAATTGTGAATGCCATTCCATTCAATGGCTCTTAAATTACCCCACCGCTTGTCTCGCGATTTTCCAGTATAAACTTGAAAAAGCGGAAACGATTCTTAAGGCCATTAAGGAACATTTCCAGTTTAATGGAAAATTCCGAGCCCTATTCCCTGAGTTATGTCCTCCACCGGAGAAAATCTATGAATACGGAACTAAGGCTCACTTTGACATCTGGGATATAGAGCACAAGCGTAAATCCACACGTAGGGAAAAAAGTGTGATGGCGGCTTCCCTTGACGCTGGACTCGCGGGATATCACTTTGAAATTTGTAAATACTCTGACGTGGTGGAACCTGAAAACACGGAGACTCTCGAACAGTGCCAAAAGACAATTGATAAATTTGGCAAGGCCGAATACCTCCTCATTGGTTTAGGCTACTGGATTGACGTAGAGGGAACCCGCTATCACTTTGGAGATCTCTATGGGAATATCCTCAACCGTAGGGCTAACCAGATAAAGAAACTCGGGAAAAGCGAATGGGAGGTTTACTGTCGTGGAATCTTCATGCCGGACATGGACCCTAAGGAACGTAAGTACACTCCAGAGGAACTCGCTTTACCGGATAAAAAGGATGAGAAGGGCCTTCCGATTCCATCTTTTCCCCCAAACCTCGCCGGAAGATTTGGCTCCACAGAAAAGTTACTCTTGAACGCAGAAGAAGATCCAACCAACTTCGCGGCCCAAATGCGTAATAACCCTATCGGCGGCAGAGGTGGTGTTCCAGATTTCCCAATCCTAATGAAGGGGGAAAAGTTTGATCGCCCCTGCGTTATACCCTCTTCGGACTACAAAATAATGCCAAAAGCGTATTCAATTTTAAGTGTGGACTTCGCGGAAACCGTCTCCGAACGTGCAAACTGGACCGTATTCTCCCACGCCACAATAAATCGAATGGGGGAAACTTTTGTGGATATGATCGTTAGAGAGAAATGGCAGCCACATGAGAGTGTGAAGGCGCTTATTAAATTCTGTAATGACCTAAAGCCCACTTATCTCGTGATGGAGGAAGTAAACTTCACCCGTGGTCTAAGAGTAGCCATCGAAGGGGAATGGCAACAGAATCCGTACAACTATAAGCCAACGATAAGGTGGACCAAACGGCCCGCGAATAAAGAAAAAGAAGAACGAATCCGCCTCACCCTCCAACAACCATATAAACTCGGAACTCTAAAATTCGTTAAAGATCATATAATGCCTTCCGCGTGGGAGGGTTTACTCCAGGAACTTCGGGAATTCCCCCGCTCCACCTCAGACGACATTTTAGATTCCATCTCCGACATCTACGACACTAGGGATTGGTTCGGAAAGGAATGGGGAAAACCCATAGTCCCTAATGAATTCATCCACGTGATGAACGACCCCGGCGCACAAGCCGAATGGAATGCTCTCATTGGTAACGTTCCTATGGAAATCTCCCCCCTGACAACGGATTCCACAAACATCCTGACTCCAGATAATCTAATCGATTCGTTTTACGCAAATTTTAAATCCCCTCCAGGGTGGTAAAATCACTATAGGAGGAGTTTTGTTAAAATGTCTTGGCTTAAAAACGTAGGAAAAGGTCTTGGAAAGGTGGGATTTGGCCTCAAAGCCGCCCTAGGTTCCTCCATCGCACTCGATCTCGCGGAAACTTTAGCGAAATCCAACCCGGATGTGCCCCCAGCGATATCCCATGTGGCAGCACTCATCGTTCAGGGGTTAATAATTTACAAAATGGCGAACAACAACCCCGATGGGACCCCCGCCACCACCCCTTATAAGAAGGAAAATTAAAAATTTAAATGCCCGAATACGGAACAGTGCCGGAAGTTGAGCAGATTTCTCTATCGAATGAACCGTTTAAATTCTCCACGGAACAATTAACGGAGTCCTATGCGCTCACACAAGTTCTTCAAGATTTTTATTGGTACGAAAGGGAGCGCCAAAGTTCGGAACGACGCTGGAGATTAAATGACGCCCTCTATTGCGCCTATGTAGAACCCCGGTATTGGCCGAACACGAAGCTCATGAGGTCAAATCTCGGGGCTGGAATCGTGAGTGAACAAGTGGAAGCCGCCTATGCAATGCTTTGCCAAGCGCTTTTCACCCAACCGGAGTATTTTTCCATTGAATCCGACGTGGGGGGTGATCCAAAAGCGGCCCGAGCACAGGGGGCTTATATGGATTATGCGTTTAATTACCCCCAGCTAACCCAATTAAGCGCGGAAGTGGAGTATAAAAACGCGGCGAAGGATCAGTTGCTCTACGGGGCGGGTATTCTTAAGGTAGAGTTCAACTCCGATCTCAAATTACCTTATATAACCCGTAAGGACCCTCGAAATATCTACTTCGATCCCGCCACTCCAGGGCCTTTTATCGACCGTTCTCGCGCGGTTATCGAAAGAACGTTCCTCACTATCGAAGAACTTGAGAAATTTCGCGCCGATAAGCGAATGTATGTCCCCTCAAATGACATTCTATGGACCCTCGCTCAAGGAGTTAACAAAACGGATGGTGATCGGGGTAAAGAATATAAGGAATCCCTCCACGGGGTTATGTATTCCATCGGCGCAAGTGATAATTCCCCCGTTCCATCACAAAAGAAAATCGAACTCCTTCAGTATTACTCGAAAAATCAAATTATTTGGATTTTAAACCGCAAAATCGTGATGTACAAGGACGAAAACATTTACGGGTTCATTCCCTACGTCCTTATCCCTTGTTACGTCTACACTGGTAGTCCTTATTCTCTTTCGATAGCGGATATGCAGGAATCCAACCACCGTTATCTAGAATCCCTCGTAAATGCCCGCTTAGATCAGGTCACACTTTCCCTATTCCCCCCACGGGCAGTTCCTAGGGGCTTTATGTTCACCCCTCAAATGCAAACTTGGGGGCCTGGGTCAATGTACCAGATGGAAAACCCGGATCAATTCAACGCGATCACCCCCCAAGATACAACAAAGGATATTTTCCAAGAGATTGGATACATCCAGAACACTGCGGATAGACGAACGGGAATTAATTCCATGTTAAGCGGAATGCCTTCCCCGTCAAACGCGAATCGAACCGCTCAAGGTGTTAATTCTCAGCTTCAGGGGTCCGCCATTAGGCTCTATCCTATTGTTGATAATTTCGAAAACTATGGGATTATCCCCTCGGTGTGGAAGGCCCTTAAAATAAGTGAAATCCATTTAACCTCAAATGACGCAGTTCCAGGGGTTTTAAGGGACCAAAATAACCCCGAGGAAGTTCAATTCATCCGTATCTCTGCCGAAGCGTTTAAACAAAACACCCGTGTGCGTTGTAGAGCCGCCTCAAAGATGCTCTCCCGAGATCGATTAACTCAAATGTACCAATTTGTTGCCCAAAATGTGATGAACGGGCAAGTGATCGGGATGTTGAATCAAAGCGGCCAAACTGTGGATTTCTCCGAATTAATCCAAATGTTAATGGACGCCACTGGCGTACCTCGTCGTTACCAAATCATCCGTCCCCTAAGCGATCAAGAAAAGCAGTTCATGCAGCAACAACAACAAGCCCAGGAACAGGCAAAGCAACCTGGGGAAATGGCAAAGGCCCAACTCGAAGCCCAAACCCGCCTCCAAATGGGCCAAATGAAAGCCCAGGGGGAACAGCAGAAAAACCAAGTTGCTTTACAAATCGCGCAAATGAAATCCTCTGGCCCCACCCCTGAGGAAATCCAAATGGAACAAATGAAGAACCAAATGGAGATGGCTCTTAAGAGTAAGGACATGGAGATGAAGGACCAAGATATGCGCTCTAAAGAAGCCGTAGCGAGGTTGAAAATCTTCATGGATCAAGCTAAACTAAGAGCTAAGCAGGGAGAATTACAAATGAAGGCCCAAGAGGGTCAAATGGGACTCGCCGCAAAACGCCAAGAAATGGGGATGAATTTACAAACTAAAGCCCTCATGAACCGCCAAGCGTTAACCCACTCCCAGGAGGCCCATGAACAGAAACTCGAATTAAAAGAAAGTGAGCCCCGAGTTAACTCCGTTAGAGTTCGTAAGAGTGCCGTTCAAACGGATCGTAAACGAGGGGATAAGAAGAGTTAAATATTTAAATGCTCGATGACCTAAATCCACTCCAACTCCAGGCCCTTCACCAAGTTTTTCTCACGGAAGGGTTTGGACTCCTAATGGATATCCTAGATGGGACCTTCAAGGAGGTAACCAAAACCGCAGTTAACACCGATTCCACCGCAGACGGGGATATCCAAGCGATGAATCAAATCCGAGGGTTTTATGCCGCCATTGACACCATACGGATAACCGAAAGCGAAGTATCCTCAAGGGTTAATGAAACCCAGCAAAGTCTTTTCTCACAACGAGATAACTACGATCACCCATGGATCGCAGAAGGATCTAATGGGAAAGAAACCTTCCTAGGAGGGTTATAATGAAATTTAAAGAAAGGTTTTTTAATTTTTAATGTCCACCGAAGTAAACCCCACCGCGCAGAGTAATGCTGGTGGGATTGATGAAATTTTAAACAAATATTTAAACGAAGGCAAAGGAGGTGATCCAGCATCTAGTTCCTCTGCGGCTCCACTTAACTTCCGTTTCGGAAATGAACAACTAAGTGTTAAGTCCGTTGAGGATCTCCAAAAGGAGGTTGACGCGAGGATGGCGCAGATTGCCCAGGCGTATCAAAATGAGCGCGCTCAGTGGCAGTCTCAGTTAAATTCTTATAACAATCAACCTCCCCCGGCTACCACACAGGTCCCCCAAAGTGTTGAAACTAAGGGGGATGACCCTGTGGAGTTTGTCCAAAAGTTAGTGAGCGATCCTCGGGGCACCCTTGAAAGCGCACTTGGGGATCGTTTAAATCGAATTAACGAACTCGAAACCCGCCTTGAGAAGCAATCCTTTACAATGGCGCACCCTATGTATGGTTCCGATCCGCGAATTATGCAGGGATTACAAACCCTTTGTGAAAAACAAGGGATGCCACTAACCGCGAGTAATCTAGAAATGGCGGCTTCATGGGCGGTTTCTCAACGGCTCCTCCCCTCCGAGGATACTTTCCGCGAACAACAGCGCCAACAACTACTCCAGGCTATTGCTCAAAATGGAAACGCAACTCCGGGGGGAAATGTAGTCCAAATGCCGCCACCCCAAGGGATTCCATCCAATTCCCCGCATGCCCAATACATGGCCCCCCTTCCTCCACCCTCCACCAGTGGTGTAACTGGAAGTACGGTTACCCCTAATCAGATTGAGATGGCCTCTCAGATGGCGGATAAGATGTCCCTAGAGGATCTCAAGAATATCATTTATCGTGCAGGAGGTTCAATTTAATAATTTATGCCCCTAAACCAATACGAACTCATCCCCCCAGGGTTACCTTTTTACAAGGACGAAGCGGATTTTGCCGCTAAAGCCCCTGGTACGCCCGCCCCACGGAATCCTTATAAGCCCACAAAGTTATGGCGGGATAATGCCCCCGTGTGGAATCCCTTTTCATTCTGGGAATCTGGGATTAAGTACAAATTCTTTGCGCGAACCCCCTTGGGTAACATCGCGTTAACCTCAATTGACCGGAACAACCCCCTTTTCACTTCCACTTATAACCTCACAGTTGTGAATACCCTCGTAGAACATGCGTATTTATTCCCCAATGGTGTCCCTTATTTAGTGGAAATCTCCCTACCCGCTTCCTATGCCGCAGAACTCAATATCTCAGGTGATCCGAATCTACCACCTATGGACTTTCCCGTAAAGGATGGTTCCTTCGTATTCATCCCCACAAGTGACGGGAAGAGTGTCACCGCTTACGACTACCAAGAGTTTCTAGCGAAAGCTAAGCCACCCCAAATGACCGATGATGACAAGGTGGAGGCGATTAAGAAAATCCTCACGATGAGTATGACCTCGCAAAGCAAACTCCAAGCGATCCTAAAGATGGTAACCACTTCCTATCCCTCGGTGGTTATTACTTAAAAATACTTGTAAAATGAGGGGGAACGTAGTATAATTCCCCCTTATGTTATACTTAAAGTGAAAGAGAGATATCTTTAAACAATGGCTTACGTTCCTGTAGGAATGACAACTACGAGCACTGGGTTAGCCCACCTAGTTGCCACGTATTACTCAAAAGTGGGGCTGGATCGTGCTCAGAAGACATTCCGATTTAAGGAACCTGCCTTTTCTGATATGATGCCCAAGCGTGTGGGTCGGACCTGTCAATGGTTCCGTTATGACAACATGACGGGCACTACGGCAACCTCACGTGAAGGGACCGTGGGTACGTCGCTAACGATTAGTTCCAAGATTGTAGCTGCGGATCTATCCCAGTATTCCGCGTTTATTTCTTTAAGCACCTTCGTACAGGATACGGCAATCGATCCTATCGCGGAAAACGCCTCCGATCTCCTAGGGTATCAAGCAGGGCTTTCTAACGACCTCGTGATGCGTGCTGTGGTGGATAATTTCAACTCCTCAACCGTAATCACTGCGAATGACACCTATTTAACCGCAGAAGATGTTCGTGGTGGTTATACTCGCCTCCAGGGACGTGATTTCCTACCCTTCGATGACGGTAATTTCCTTTGTATCCTACATCCCTATACATGGTTCGATGTTATTAACGATCCCGCTGTAAACGGCTATTCTGACATGTTCAAGTACTCTGGTGCGCCAAAGTTCTTGAACAACGATACAAACGCCCGTAAGATGGGTGGGGATGTTTTCAACGGTGTGAAGTGGCTCCGAACCACCAACGTAGCGACCGGAACCGATGCGCAAAGCCGGAACACCTATCGTGTTTATCTATTCGCGAAGAACGGTGTGGGTTATTCCTCACTAGAGGGTGTGGCACCATCTGACGTTACCGATCCTAATACTCAAAAGTTTAAGATCAACACGATTAGCTCCCGTGGTGTGACTCCTTACGATCCAACTGGGGAAATCGGTACCATCGTTTCATATCGTTATACCTTCACTGGTGTGGTAACCGAGGGTCCTTCCGGTATCGGTGGTAACTTCCGTTATGTAACCTGGGATGTCCCAACTCGGTTAGGTCTATAAGGAAAAGGAGAAAATAAAACTATGGCTGACAAAATCTTACTTTCTAACGATGCAATTCGCGGATACGGTTTTGATGTACAGTACATCACTCTCCCGATCCTTCAAAATGAATCCTCTGCCCATGCCACAAGTGCAAACACTTTGGTCCCCCTGTTTACTCTACCCGGTAATGCACGTATCGTAGACTTCTTTATCGATACCGTTAACGTGGCCTTGAGTGCGTCTGGTTTCGTATCTGGTACCATCAGTGCGGATCTTCGACGTAACTCAGCTACTGTTCTAAGCACCGTTCCTGCGATCACTGGTCCGGTGGCTACATCCGCCTTGGTTGTGCGCCAGTGTACCTTGGGTCCAAGTGCTGCAAATATTGTCAGTGCTGTCGTAAATCAGGCATCAAGTCTCTGTTCGGCTGGTGACCAACTAGCTGTAAACTGGACAATGCAGTCAGGAGCTAGCGCTGCACCAGGAAGCGCCGGACGTGGTTTCAAAGCAACTGTGGTTCTGCGCTATGCTGCTGAATAATATGAGTTCACATAAAAAGTCCGCTCCTCCGTCCAAACCAATGCCTAAGCCTAAGCCAAACTGCTAAGGTTTCTTCCTCTATCTCCTTGAAACCCCTAGAGTTAAAGTAATTGACTCTGGGGGTTTTCTTTGTGAATAATTGTACATGAAGGCTTTGTGTAAGAATATTAAAACGGACCCTACCTACTGATTATCAGAAATTTATTTCATGGGTCCATGAAGTTTCGGACCATCTCAAATCAAAAGGAATTTTTTAAATGCGTGATTTTTCTCGTCTCGATGCGTTCCTAGATGATCGCAAGAAAGACATCGGACCTTCTGTGTTGATGGCGCGTCCCAAGGAATTTATCGAGGCTCTCATCAATACCTTCACCCAAATCGTTCCCATCAAAGACAAGGTTTTAATCGACATCGGTTGTGGCCTCGGGGATGATCTCGTTTATTACAAATCCCTTGGGGCTAAACCCATTGGGTTAACAGCTATTAAGGATGAAGGCTTGGCTAAGAACATTGAAGCTCACTCCTTAGAGGTAATCCTTGGGGACCAATCTTTTATCCCCCTTGAAGATGACCATGTGGATGTGATTACCGCCCGCCACGTTTTGGAACACTCCATTTTTCCGTACTACACCCTAACGGAATACAATCGGATTTTAAAATTAAAAGGATTTGCGTATATCGAGGTTCCTCAGCCTGATACCGTGGCGGACCATGAACATAATGCGAATCATTATTCAGTTTTAGGTTTACGTATGTGGCGGGATCTATTCTATCGGTGTGGGTTCAATATCCTAGCGGAATTTAACTTACATTTCCACGATAAGGAAGATCCTGCAAAGCCGCTTGTGGATTCTTGGGTTGGATTTGCGCTACAAAAGACTAGTGTTCCCATGAAGCCTTGGGTTGCGGATGTTCTAGGTCAGGAGAAGGTTATCTATAAAGGTGATTATGCGGATTTACATAAGAATCCTGAATATTTCCCACGTAAGGTAGCGGAGGCTAAGTTAAATGAAACCAATTAATCTTTTCAGTCCAGTAAGTTTGGAGCCCTGGGATTTCACTAATTGTTGGGAAAAGGGCATTGGTGCCTCAGAACAAAACCACCAGATGTTACACGAAGAGTGGTTTGCTAAGGGTATCGAAAGCCGCTCCTATGCTCCCCTTTACCCGGATAAGTCCGATTTATTTTATAACGAAAAGGGATGGTATCGCCTAGAGCAGATTGACCCAAACAAGCCGGAAAATTATCTGATCTTCCGCGACCCTACGTTTTTCGATAGGGAGTTGCACCCAGAGGGGAATTATCTCTTTATTGCCCAGGATACCATCTATCCATTCACGGAGGCCCAGCTAGCGAAGATTACGAAGTATATTTGCCTAAGCCCCCGTCATGCGGAATTAACTCTCGCTACGTTTCCCCAGTTGAAGGATAAGGTTTACATTTGCTCAAACGGAATCCGAGTGGAAACTATTGAGAAGATTGAAAAATTGGGGATTGAGCGGAATCCTAATAAGTTATTCTATGCTTCCTCCCCAGATCGTGGTTTGATCCTAACTCTCAAGAATTGGTTCCGTATTAAGGAACGGTGCCCAGAGGCGGAACTCCACATCGCATATGGATTCGAAAATTTAATCAAAATGGGTGAAATGCTCCGTGATTGGCGGCTACCGTTCAAAAACGAACTCGAATCACTCATAACCCAAGATGGAATTCATTTCATAGGAAGGGTGAATCAAAACGAGGTGCTCAAGCATTGGTTTAGTACAAATGTCTTTCTTTACCAAAACACCTTCTTTGAAACCTCGTGTGTGAGTCTAATGGAAGCAATGGCTTGTGGGGCAGTTCCGGTTACGAATAAATTAGGCGCGCTCGAAACCAACACCCTCCATGGCTATCTCTACGAAGGCACCCCGGATAAGGACCAAGTGTGTCGCCTCCATCAGATTCATAAGACTTGTAATCTCATCCTTAATCCTTCCGAGGTGGAATTCCGAGATGAGATGATGACTGACGCAAGAGACACCTTCAATATTTCAAAGATTGCAAATCACTACTTAGGATGGATGATTTAAAATGCTTCAAGAATTAAAAGCTATCGGAACAGTTGGGCGGATGTATTGTGACAATCCCCCACAACGATTCGTGGACTCCCTGGTGGAGATGATGCAATTTTCACAACTCGTGGATTGCAAACCTGGGGAGTATATTCACTATGCTAAGGGAATGGCGTCTTACCACGTTTTGGGGCGGAACATGTTAGCTCGGGAGATGAGGGGCAACTGGTTGATTCAACTTGATACAGACCACCAGTTTGCAAGTGACATGCTCCATAGGTTGTTGAAACTAAAGGAGAAATACGATCTCCCGGTGCTCAGTATTATTTACGGATATAAAGCCCCTCCACATGGACCTGTGATGGGTATTTGGGGAGAGAATGACCGATTAATCCCAGTTTACGACTACCCTAGGGACGTAGATGTAATGCCTGTGGGCGCTGTGGGGGGAGCGGGTCTTTTGGTTGATCGAAGTGTGTTTGAGAAAATTTACGCAACAGGGGAGGAGCCATTTGATTGTATCGGTGGTCTCAGCGAAGACTATTCCTTTTGTCTCCGATGTAAACGCCTTGGTATTCCCGTTCATGTGGCCCCAAATGTGGAAAGTCATCACCTAATCCACCACGCGATTTCCATGAATGACTATCGCCCGGATCGGACCCAATTCCAGGCCACCCCTACGGTTAGTGGAATTATCGTCCCAAATGAAGATGGGTTAAAATAGAACTAAGGAAGAGTTCGTTTACCAAATGCTCAACACCCTATTAGCGATTATCGATAGAGAGGAGGACGTGAAGACTCTTCGGAAGATATTTAACAACCTCCCAGATGGGAAATTGTTACCCCCCGGTGTTACCCTTAAGGGGGATGAAATTTCCTTTGCGCGAAATTACGTAACGAAGAGGATTAATGAACTAAAGGGGGTTTCCTAAGGTGAGTGCCCCCAGAAAGTCCACTTGTACCGGGTCGTTTTACTGGTCGAATGGGGATATCTTCGATGGGTGGTTACTAATAGGTGTGGTACCCCCTCAAAGTGGTGGAACTGTGTGGCCCTCAGTTACCCCCTGGGATATGACCTCCCCTGAGGCGCTACCACCGTTTTACCAAATTCGTATTAAATACGGTCAACCGGATCAGGCCACTAAAGTTTTCTATACCTCAGATATAGTGCCCCCGAATACGGAATACGTAGCTTGGCTAGCGGATGCGAATCTCCAGTTGATGACCCCCACTCCGTCCACCACCTTTACCGTCACGGAGGACACCTTTACTCCACCGGAAATCGTAGCGGTCACCACATTCCCAAGTGATTCCTATCCGGTGCCGAATTAATTAAAAATTTAAAATGGAGAGATTAAATCAAATCATGGATGACGATTCAGGCATCACAGAGGTTATTGAGAGGGAGTTCGCGAAGTTAATCAAAGCCCAGTTACAGGTGAACTCCCATTTAGAGAAAATAGTAGAGGACCACGAGAATAGGTTACGGAACTTAGAGAGATACGCTTTTGGGATGATGGGGGCCTATGGGTTGATAATGACATTAATTAATGTTTGGAAGGAATTTAAATAATGGCAGGCCGTAAACATGCGGGGATCATAGACGAAGAAAAGGCGAAAGCACTTGCATTTTTCAACGCCTGTGATAGGGATAAGCAGAAGGTAACCGATTGGTTAGAGGAACAACGTAAGAGCGCCGTTGTGGTGGATGCGGATAATCCAGTGGATGGCAAAGCGCATCAACGGGGGAAAACCCTTCACTTCACAAAGTTTGAAAAGATGATCCGAAAGCTACCGAATGGGGGTCTTTATATTTTTAATGACATTAATCCCCTTTTCAAAGGACTTTGTTATCAAGCCCCATTTAAGGACGAACCTATCCGAATTTCCGCTTACGGGAAAACTGATATTCCAGAATTCTCCACAGTTATAGTCCAAAAGAAGTTACAAAGGGATTTCTCCCTAGGGGTTTTAAAGCCGGGAGATATGCCAGAAATGCGTTGGAATTCTGTGGAAAAACGCCACGAGGCTAAGGATGGTTCACTACTACCTGGGTGGAAATGGGTGTGGGAAACAATGGGAGAAGACCCTTATGACCCACACGCGAGGGGGTATAGGACGATTTTGATGAAAATTGTGGAACTCGATCTTGCCACACCGAATGAGGTTGAAAAGGTCTTTGGTCGCTCCACGAGGAAAAGTTGGAATTCTCTCCATTCAAATAATGGGTGGAGGTTTTAAAAAATTAAAATGAAAGGCAACACAAATACGATGGCAAATGAAAGTAAACCCTTAGCCCCATCTATGGCGGCTTCAAACGGGTTATCAATGGATGAGCAAATCAAGGCGCTTCAGTTAAAGAAGTTAATGCGGGACCTTGAGGAAGAAGATGCGGAACGGGAGGAGTTTAACCGAAAGGAACGAATCCGAAAGGAAGCCGCGCTAAAGGAAATTGCGTTTACAAAACAAACCGAAGCTGAGAAGGCCGCGAATCAAGAGATGTGTCCTCACATGGCCCATAATGGCATCGGAGGTGTTTCCTTCATAAGGGGACAAAAACTCGGAATGACCACGGATGAGAACGGGAATCCTAAGGATGGTTTCATCGCGTTTTGTCAGCTTTGCAAGAAATCTTACTCAAAGTGGGACGATATTCCCCCTCATCTACGGAGTGATAGGGAGTATTTCGGGGGTCCCAAGAGTTACTAAAAGTTGTGTAACTGAAATTCGGTAGTAGAAAGGATTCATTTTAATGGCGGTAACCTACACTCCAGAAGACGCATTCTTATACGCAAACTACATGACCAAAGGGATGGCCCTCTCCACGGTTCATAACGCAATTCTCGATGGTGCGCTTTCGAGATTATGGAACGCCGCCGCTTGGCCTTGGACTATAGGTTACCTCCAGACACTTACTCTAAGTGCGTCGGCGGTTAATTATTCCGCTTCGTTTCCAGCAGACTTTGCGAATATCTATAAGGCGATTCTTTACGATAGTGATAAGGTCTACAAACCCTTAGCTATCGATCCCGAGTTACCGAGTGATCCGGGAAGAACGGGGCAGATTATCACAGTGGCCCCCGCTGGAACATCCGCTGTGCGAATCTATCCCGCCCCACCCGCCACGGTTCCCACAAACCCCCAAAAGATTATGCTTTGGTATAAAAAGAATCCCCCAAAGATCACCTCTGCAAATGCGACTAGCGCCTGTCTCGTGATGGATGATCGTTGGTTCCCCGCGTATCGAAGTGCGGTTTTAATCGAGGCTTATAAGTATGCTGATGACGCTAGGGGGTTTGACATTACAAGTGATGTGAAGGGGGAGAATGTGAAAATGGGCGGTGAACTTGCGTATTTCACTTATCTTGTGGGACAGATGAAGGAGTGTGAGAATTTCATGTACGAGTGGGATGTTTACGCAGAAGCGAGAGGGGAATCCCGTTAAAGGGAGAACTGTAAGATGTCTTACACATACGCAGACTTGATCCAAATCGCAAATATCGGTACCGCAAGGGTTATCGAAGACTCACGGAGTTTGTACCTACTAAATGCGATGCAAAATTTGATTTGGAAAAAATACGACTGGAGATTTACCCAAAGCTCCATCCCCGCCTTTTGGCTAGTCCCTTATGTCCAAGACTACGGGAAACCCATCGTAGCGGTTCCAGATAATATGGAAAAAATCATGAGAGCCCAGCTAGTGTGTTGGAATTCCAATGGGCTTCCCATTATCAATAAATTGGACCCACGAAGGGAACTTGATCCAAATAATATCATTGGCCTCCCACAGCAAATCTCTTATAACTCCTCTTCTCGAACCCTAAGAACTTGGCCCCGTCCTGGTGGTGGTCATTGTGCGCCGGATTACATGATTAAGGCCACTTGTAAGACCTTTCCCCCGCTCATTACCCGTGATAACTACCAAACCACGGGGGTCCCATCAAGTGATAACGGTAACTACGATTCTCAAATCCAAATGTGGATCGAGGTTCTTCGTTATTTGTATTTTTCTGTAACGGGTGACTACCAAAAGGCCCAAGTGCAATTTCAAATCGCAATGGGTGTGATGATGGAGGAAGCGAAAAATGAAGGAATTGACCAAGGCGACCCCCAAATCGCCCCCTCTGAGAGTCTTCTCGGTCGTGCGGGCGGTGATTATGGATTATACTTCCCGTAGTTACCCAAGGGAGTGGAGGATTCCTCCTAGGGTAATTTTTCCCACTAAGGTGCGATAATAGAATAGAATAGGAGAGTTTTTATAAAATGGCCACTTACGATCCCCTTAACCCGAATATTGCGGCAATCTTTGCCCCTTACATGCCCGATCAAATGGGGTCGCTTTTTGGCTATTCTAATGGACTACCGTTTGTGGGGCCAAGTGGTTCGGTTCCAGGTGGTGCGGCGGATTATTGGACCTCCCTTTTAGCTGGAAATATTTCTACTCCTCCTCCTAGCACTACAAGTGGTGGAACTACGGGTGGTGGCACTGGGGGAACAACGGGGGGAAATGGATTAACGGGGGCGTTTGGTGCAGGCGCTACTACTGGTCCGGCTTTACCCCCAGGGACAGTTTCTCCGGTATCTACGTTATTTTCACAAATCCCTACAGGTTTGGCGAATTCCACAACTCAAAGCACCACAACTCCAAGTGGGGATGTAATTAGCGGCTACCGTGTTGATAACGGGAATACGAATATAAATACAAACCCTGGGAATATGTTCCTCCCCACAGGTTCTCAATGGACCCCTAGAGCGGGTTACGATATTGTTTACGGGGTTAAAAACGGCACTTACGGTCACTTCCAAATCCCCTCCGCAGATGTTCCAAATGCGATGGAAAAATATGGAATCGGCGTTATGGGGAGCCCTCTTTCGGTTTCGCAGATTAATTACCATAACAATCCCGCTGGAGGCCCCAATCAAACCCAAACCCCAGGGACCCCTCCTCCAACCACTCCTCCGGTTACTCCTCCAGGCGGTAGTACTCCCCCAGTAGATCCCCCAGGTGGTGGTGGAAGTACTCCTCCGCCTCCTCCTCCTCCAGGACCACCAACCTTACCCGCGTTGGACACAAAACGTCAGGCGTATTTAACCGCGATTGATAATTTCATCAAATCTCAACCCGGAAAATCCTACGCAACGGTGGATGATTCTCTACGGCGCGCTTTTAATCTCCCTGGAATGGCCGAACTCCAGATGAACCAACAAGCGAATCCAAAGATAGATCCGAATAATTTTATTGAAAACCCTGAGGGAAATGCATTTATTCCAGGTGCGGCCCCTCCGAGTGGGTTTAAGTGGTATTGGACAGATCCAGATGGAACCACTGGGCCAAATCCTGGGAATTATGGCTTAGTCCCTAATACTTCATTTTTTAACGACCTCCCTGGGAATAACATCGAGGATCTCCAGACGTTGGTGGATACTTATAATAACCCTTCGTATGCGAATAAGTATTCCCCCCTCAGACTAACTGATCTTCTAGGGGATTGGGGAAAGTTTTTAAATTTTAAACCCCAGGGTGCTACCGGACAAAGGGCTTCACTTGCCCCCATGGAATCCATCTCTCAGTTATCCCCTTTCATGCAGCGGAGTGATTTGTATCAATATTTTAATCAACTCCTGAATAGTGTATCTGGGAGACTTGGGCCAAACTACGCCCCAAATTACAGCGTTTTCAATGACGTTAATGACCCCACGAAGGTTACGAATTATTTCAATTCTGTTAACGACGCCTTAGGTCTAGCAAATCTTCCATCCCTTAAGGATGTGTTAGGTGGGGGAACTCGCCAATTAGGGAATGACCAGTTTTACCAGGGGAAGTCTTTAGATTTCTACTCCCCCCAATCTGCGGCTCCTGCGTTTTTCCAATATCTCCTAGGGGATTTCGATGGCGCAAGTGGTCCAAACCCCCAGACATACGCTTTAAGAATGAAGGGGGCTCCAGATACCCGTTATGCGGCGGATCAGATTCTTCAAACTTTAAATAACCCCGATCTCGCGAATATGTTCCCATCCTCGCAGCTATCGAATATTAACCAAAACATCTTCTCCACCACAATGGGGGTTAATGGAAATCCCTTATGGAAGGTTCTTGATTCTTATAAATTCCCTGGTGGTGCGGGAGGTCCTTCTCAGTTCTCCCAATCAGGATCGGATCAAATCTCAGCGGGTGGCGCTGGTGGTCCTGAGCTAGCATCTAATCGTTGGATACCCTCTCTCCAGGACACAATTACGGCTAACCAGCAACAAGCGGATATGAACCGCAACACCCAAACTCAAGCCACCTCATTAAACGCCCTCTACCCTGGTGGAACTGGAACGGTTAACTTAGGTAATACACCACCCCCAGGTGGTTCTACCCCAACTACGACAACACCCCCAGGGGATAAGCCAGATCCATTCGCGGGGGTTAACACGCCTTACAACGCGGGCACCTCAAACCGCCCACCGAAATTCTACTCCCCATATACCCTATGGAGTTAACGTAAGTTAATGGCAAAAGAATCCCGTTATGATAGTTATGAGCTGATCCCCCCGGATTGTGGTTTGTGGGAAAACCGTTCTTATGTGGATGACTCCATTGAGCACTTTATAAGCTGTACTAATATGTGGCTCACAGACAAGAAGACGCTCCGTACGCGCCCAGGGTTTTCCCTTAAACAAGCAGATACTATCGTTGGCAAGCGGGTGCGGAAAATCTGGGCATATGAAACCTTCTCTCCCGCATCCACCACGGTTTTGTCCTACCTCATCTGTGCCGCCCAGGATGTGGTTACAGATTTATACTCCCTCTACTGGATGCCAGCGGGTGGGGTTACATGGAATCTCGTAAATTCCTTAAGAGGGTGTAACTCTGGACAACGGTGCCCCATGTTAACAATTTCCCGTGGCTTGGCTTATGTGAAAACCTTCCCAGGGTCTTTAGTGGATGTCCTTGGGACTATCGTCTTAGACGGCACCTCTGGGTCTATTTATACCAAACCATGGGGGTTATTGGGGCCGGAAAATCCTGCTCAAATCTCGGGGGTTATCTCTCACCTCACGGCGGATATTGAAGTCGCCACGGTTACTCTTAACGTCCCAGATACATCGATATTCCCCGCCGCACCATTTCCCGTGTGGGTTGGGGAGGAGCAAATGAATGTAACTGCTAAGCCCACGGCAACTACGTTAACTGTCACCAGGGCTTATGGGGCCACCATTGCCTCTAAACACCGAGATGGGGAACTTGTACGTTATCTCGATTGGGGGGCATCCGATCACCAAGTTACCACTAAATACGGGTGGACTTATTCTTATGCGTATAAATCCATAACTGGGGCCATTAGTAACCGAGCACCAGTGGAACCGAACCCGGATCTACTCCCCTCGTTCACGGGGCCATTCTTAGACCTCGTTCCCAAGATTACATTAACGGGCCACGCGGATACAACTAATGTGCCCACAATTCAAATTTACCGAACCACAGATGGTGGGGGAGAGTCGTTTTATTTATTAGAGGAAATTGATAACCCTGGTGCGGGTCCATTTACCTATTACGATGATTCGTTCGGAACTGGCCCCACTACGTCAACTTATAACGATCCGGTGCCGGATGATAAGATCGATACCGCAACTGGAACCCCCACTCTTGTATCTAACTCCCCTCCCCCAACGGTAGTTCCCCCAAGCGTAATTGGTTCCGATCCTATTCAATTAAATTCCTTCGCGATGACAAATCATGTAAGGAGAATCTTCTTCTCCGTGGGGAATTATCTTTATTATTCATCCTACGAGGAACTCCTTTGCGGTATTCCCGAGGAGGAATTTGCTACGGATTTAGCGGCTGGTGGGGCGAATTACATGGCGTTTAATGACGTTATTGTAGCCCTCGCGAGTGATAATGAGTCCCTTTGGATTTTCACCACTAAGAATACCTATCGTCTTTTTGGTTCCACGAAGGATTCGTTTTATGTAACAAAGGTTTTTGATACCGGAGCGAGAGTGACAGAGCTTAATGCCGCTGCTGCCTCGTCAAACGGTCAGATTGCATTTATCGCAAATTCCGGGGCGGTTTACATGATCTCAGATAACGGGGCGTCTTTAAATCGTATCTCCGACCCAATGCCGTTAACCGGGGGTCAAGCAATCACAACTGGTTCCGCATACGCTTCGTTGTATTTTTATAAAACCGCGAATCAGGAATTCCTCTTCCTCGCCTCATCCTCCTTCCCCTCCGTGGTGTCCTCCGAGATTTATCTCTACGACGTTGGGCTCTCCAAGGAACGAAGAAAACCCGTATGGCTCTCAAGATGGAGTCTAGCAGGGAATGTAAGCGCCTTTGGGGCTTTTGAGGGGTATTCTTCCCTGGTAACGGGGGTTTTCGTATCCCTCTGTACCCTTTCAGAATCCATCGTCACACAGTTAAGGGAATCAACTCTAGTGGCCCCCACGGATTTACAAGTCAACGGAAGTTCCTCTTCCTACTCCTCTGGGATACTTTCAATGCCGATCCGCATTCCCCCAGGGAACCACGTTAATACTTTTAACCGCCCCACAAGGGATGTAAAGTCTACTAGAATAGTCGTGTATACTTTCCCCGCCTCACCAGGGTTATACTCCGCCCCCCTTGTTAGCTATGTTCAGGACGCAAATGGAGGGGCTATTCAGCGCGAACCCCAGGACCCACCGAGGATTCAATACACCTCTGGGGGGTTATACGAAATCCGAGTTTACCCCATTGATAAGGATTGTTACCGGATAATCGCGCAAATTTTGGGCAACCCTGGGGAGTATTTGGATATCTATGGCTTCGTGGTGGAATTTGAGCCCCACAATACCGCGACTACGGTTTAATTTTTAAATGCTCTCACCAGAGGATCTCAAACAAGTTCAGGATTTAATTCGCATTGGGACTACCCAAGGGAATCCTTCGCAATTCAAGAGTGATTATGGAAGATTGCTAAATCAAACCAAATCTTTCGAGGGCGGGGGTTTACTACCTCAACCTGGAGGCGGAAAGCGGTTGCCTTCAGTCACTTCGTTAAGGTTACTTAAGAATTCTCCCGCAGTTGGTGGGGCAAAGATTGCGGTCACCTGGAATGATGAACAACTAACCTCGTTGGATAAAATCCAAATCCAAGTGTGGGCTTCGGGGGATTTTGCGCTTATCAGCAAGTTTTCAAACCCTACCGACATAAACACCTTCACCCTCCCCAAATACTTCGCCTCGTTTGTATTCGATACCGCTCCGGGGGAATTTTTTATCCCTGCCTCCCAGGCTATGACTGTGGTTATCACCGCCGCTACGTTGCATTCCTCCGGGGTGGTTTCCCTTCCGCAGTTTCAGGCTACCCTCGCGGTTTCCATCACCCCTCTGGCGGCAAATGTGGAGCACCCTACGAGTTCGTTTAATGTGTCGTATTCAATTCCGACCACACACATTGTAGATACCACCGCTGGGAGTGTGACCGCAACTCTTCCGCCCATCAATTCCTGCCCCCAAGGTTTGACCCACATTTTTAAAAAAATCTCCTCTGATGGAAATTCCATGACCATAGGTGGACCGCAGAATATCGATGGTGCCGCCACGTTATCCACCCCGTTACAATACGTTTCCTACGTAATCACAGCGGACACAGTGAGTAACAAATGGTGGTTAATCCGATAATAATTCAAATGAAAGGAGCCGCATAAAATGGCTATCGTTACCCGGAAGTTTACGTGTAAAAACTGTGAGGAAACCCACAAGGTTACATACGAACAAGAGGAACTAAAGACGAAAAGTGAAGCGACAAAGGATGGGGAGAGCCTCATTCTCTTCGGGCTTTGTAAGAAGTGCTTTGGTTCCAATCACTTATAATTAACCCCCGGAGTGGGTGATAAAATGAATTAAGGAGAGTTATATTTAAATGCCTGATTTAATGGGTGCCGGTTCAGTCGCGAGTGCTGGGGCGCAGATTCTATCTTCGATTTTACAAAATTCCCAGTTCAACAAAGCCCGCCAAGATCGGTTAAACGCGGGGGATAATCTCCTTCAGTATGTGAATGATAATAACCTCCCCCCAGGTTACCTTGAGAACGCTTATCAAATCCTTCTACGGGAGATGTTGGATAAGAACAAGGGCTACGAGGATTCCTTTAGTGGCCTCCAGAATATGTTCTATTCGGGGATTGGGGATTATCGTCAGAATTTCGATAAGATCTTCACCCCCCAAACGGATAACCCAACTCTCCAGTATCTTCGTTCGAGAATGGAGGAGGGACAGAATCAAACAAACCCTTCGATAGAACAGTTTTTACAAATTGCGCAAAACGGGGGCCAAACCCAGAACAACCAAGCCCTCTTCGATACTTTGATGTCCCACGGTTCGATGGCGAATCCTTATATTCGGAATCTCGTGGACATCGGTGGGAATATCCTCCAGAATGGGGGAATGACTCCGTATACACAAAATGCCTCTGACGTAGCGGGTTATTTTATCCGTAATGGGGGCATGGATGGGAACACCCAGAATCTTTATGACGCGGGTTTTGCTAATAGGGACACCGCAGCGGGGGGAATTCAAAGAGCGGATGCGTTAGGCCAAGCTGGGAGGAATACTCTTAATTTTGGACAAAATGTAATCCAGGATGCACAACGAACTGGGGGTTATGATGCTAATGGCCAACAGCAGTTTAACCTAGGGATGAATGGGATTAATGGGATGAAGGATTTCTTTGGCCAAGATCCCATGAGCATCCTAGGTGCGACTGGGCAACAGACGATTAACGATCTTCGTAACAACCCGTATACCCAACAAGGGTTTGATACCACACAGGCTACGTTACAAAATTTTCTAAACCGCCCCAACATCTCAGGAAACGATCAAGCGATTATCAATGCGGCTTTCCCGCAAGCATTCGGTACTTCCCCCACCGCACAACAAAACATGGGAATCGCCCAGGGTATCGCAGGACAGGATATCAACGCCCTCGCTCCGTGGTTTCAACAATTCATGTCCCAGGGGAATAACTTAATGAGCCAATTCCAAGGGATGGGGGCAAATACGATTAGTGGTGGGGGTGGTGGAGGTGGGGTTAGTTACTCACCTATGAGCCGGGATTTAGGACCCGTTGATCCACTTATTCAACAAAATCTTGAAAAGGCCCTAGCGGAGTTCCAGAATAACCCCCTTCTAAGTGACCAAGAGGTGGCCTCATTCGCAAGGGATTCCGCCTCTACTGCCGCAAGACAAGCCGGTTTAGCTGCGGTTAAAAAGGCGGCTGCAATGGGTGGTCCCGCTCCTACGATTGCTGGTGGTGGTCAGATGGATTCTGCGATTCGTTCTTTCGCGGATGAATCTATGCGGGCACAATCCCAGGCGATGAAGGACGCGATAATGAAGAACGCGGAAATGAGGTTAACGCGGAGTGGTCAGCAAAGTGATTTAGCCAAGGCTCTTGCATCTATCAAACTTGGTCGTGAGGACATCTTTGGAAAGATGAACATCGCGGACGCAAATAACGCCACCCAAGCCGGAATTGCCAATGCTCAAATGGCGGATTCTGCGGCGGGAAGATCCTTACAAGCGCAAATCGCGAATGCAAATAACCAACAAGCGATGGCGCGGCTTATGAGTGATCTCTACGGGACTATGCTTGGGAGTGCGACCACACAACGCGGGCAAAATGTGTCATCCCAAAGTGCGGGCTTAGGGGCCTTAAGTGACCTCACGAATGCGAATTCAAATTCACAAAAGAACTTTTTAGATGCCCTAAATGCCGCCGCTGGTAGGGGGCAGTCACAATATAACGCGAATTTAGCGGCTTCAAGTGACGCCTTAGGGCAACTTGGTCAATACGGAACGCAGAGGAATAATGCTTTAACGAGTGTTCTTGGAGCCCTTGGGGATGCTTCGGGGCAAATTACCTCACGGGGTAATAACATGATGGATAATTTTACCGCGTTAATGAACAGTGCGGGTAATAACGCTGCGTCAAAATATGGTGCCGCTATGGGTGCAGGTGCGGATATTATGGGAACCGGGATGAGTGGGATGAATGCTGGTGTGACTGGATACAACTCAGCGGTGGATAATATGAACAAGGCTCTTGGAATTTCACAAGGTGCTTTAGGGATCGCAAATGATCGGCTCCGTAATTACGCGGATATCTTTAAAACCTCAACGGATGACTCCACAAAGAGGATGCAACTTGGGGCGCAGATGACCGGACAAGGAATGGATGCTATGAAGGGATTCTTAGATTCCGCAGCGGGGGTTACTAAACAACAGCAAGACTACGCTGCGGCGATGGGTAATAACGCGGCGAATCTTTACAAAGTAAACCAAGATGCGAATGCTAGCTATGGGAATACTGCGGCGAACTTCGCTAGTGTGGATAACAGCAATCGTAAACTAATGAATGACGCCTTCTTAGGCTACATAAACGGACTCAATACCGGAATCGGAAATAACAACACCGCGTGGGGGCAATCAATCGCGCCTTATATGGGGATTCTAAATGCACAAATGCAATATCTTACTGGAACACAAAGTTTAATGGGCAATTACGGCGGAATGTTTGGTGGAGGACGGTAATTTAAATGCCCTTAGAACTAGATCAAGATCAACTTCAGAAGGAACTTGAAGAAAAACGTAAGCGCGAAAATGCCGTTTACGAACAGAGATTAAATGATATTCAAAACCGCCTCATGGGACAATCCCCCCAGGTGGACCAAGTTTACCTCTCCCCCGATGAGTTAAAAAATTATAAATCCCGCCTCACATCAAACCTCGATAAGCGAGAGGAACTTCGGGATTACCTCATGGGGATGTTGTTTAAGAAGACAATTGATCCCACCGACCCAATGGCGGATATGATCGTAGAGAGAACTCCTGGGAAGATGGCTAAGGAGTTTCGACAAGAAGATCGCGCGGGGAAATCCAAGATTGGAAATTTCTTCCGTGATATTGACTACGCTTTAAGTAATTACGGAACACGAGATCGGCAAATTGCTTCTAATCGCCAAAAGGAAGCTATGCAACTTTTGGATAATGTCCTTAAGGATCAAGGTGGAGAGATTCAACGCGGGTTCGGAATGCAGAACACCATGGCAAAGGCTAATGCAGATAGGGAACAAAAGGGGGTTATCGCGGGGGCTAATATTGCGCAAAAGCAACAGGATATGGATCAAAAGGAAGCCGCAAGAGCCCAAACTTTTGACCAACTTCGTAAGGTAACTGATGCCAAAATTGGGAGAATGGATTCCCAAAATCAAATGGACATTTGGCGTAGGCAATTTTCTCCCTTTGGTCAAGGCGGCTCCAAGGAACTTCAGGATGCGAAGTTACTCTATAACATGGAAAAGAATGGGGATAAAGAAGGCGCTGCAAAACTCCGTAAGGAACTCCAGGATAGCCGCGCTCAAAAACTTTTAATGGAACTTGCTGGTAAGGGCGGATTTGGTTCCACTAGAAATCAGGTTATCCAGGGCACAGATGCTAATGGAAATCTTCTCATCAAAAATGTTCCGGTAACCACAACTCCGGGGGAAAATCCATTTCGCCAAATGTTTATGGACCAACTCCAGAGGGACAAGGGTGCGGCCCCCAATTCCCCCACACAAGTTAAGTCACCTCAAAACGTGGCGCAAAATTTGACACAAGAGGCGGTTAATCAGACTTCGCCTAAAAAAGCCGTAGCGGTGGTTAATAAGGCCCTAGAGAACGCGGCTTCGGATAGCCAGAAACAGTATATCGCCGCCCAAGGTTTGACGAAGGGACTTACTGCGGATCAGATTAAGAATGACGCAATTAAGGCCAAGATGGGGGGACAGTATACAATTGAAGACGCTCCTCTAGGTGATGGCGTTGTGAATACCGGGATGAAGAAAACGGGAGCCGCTGGTAAGGATATTAAAGAATGGGCGGATATGGATAGTAAAATCACCTCTGGAACTACGGAACTTTTGAAATTCGCCTCCACTGGGAAATTGAATAAAGTATTCGGTCCAGGAAATAATTGGCTATCCACAATGACGGCGTTATCTAAAGCCGCACCATTTGGAATCGGAAAACTTATTGCCCCCGGAAATTCCGATAACCCCACTCATGAAGTGGAACGTATGTATCCGGGGATTACGAAATCCAGCGATCCAGATGTACAGCGGTTTGTGAATACTATGGAGAGTTTGATTCCCGCCGCAAAAGCCGCTGTTCAGTTACTTGAAACAGGTAAGGTTACTAACGAACAGGAAATGGAGAGATTAAATCTTCGGTTCCCTAAGATTACAGATACCCCCGAGGTTGCGGTTCAGAAGTTGGTTTCAACGGCGATTACCATTAGGATGACCTCCTATCTCGCGTCAAAGAATTATACTCGGGAGCAGATTCAAAAAATTAATTCATATATGGGGGCGTATCTAACTCCTAGAGTTAAGGAAATTTCTGATAAGGTTTTTAACGGTCGCGCCTTGAATGCGAATGGAGTTATTGGCTCCCCATCTGATGTCGTTAGGGATATTAATCTCAGGGCCTTAGATCCAGAGGATACTATTGGTGTGGCCCTGGAGAATGCGGCCAAACAAAGCGGGGTTCCGTTTGATGATCTAGTCAAGTCTGTGGGGCTAAAAGCACGTAAGTTAGTTCCTGATAATTCCCCCGCTATCGGAACTCCCCAGAGTGCGGAAGATAGGTTAAATCAAATTCGTAAAAAATACGGAGTCAAATAATGCCCCTTGGTAAGAAAAATGATTTTGATTACGTAGTTGAGCGCCTCGGTATTACCGCTAAGGACATCGCTGATACTGCGGATAAGTATAAAATTGACGAAGACAAAGCCTTTCAACTTGCCGTGTTAGAAAAGGCGATGACTCCTCCCTTGAAAAATTCATATGTAGGAAATCCCCAGTATAACTCCTCCCCGGCGTATCAAAAAGTTGGTGGTTTAAAGATCCCCATTCCAACGGGGAATAATATGGAGGCACTCACGGGTGGAATCGGAGGAGCTATGGCGGGAGCTATCGGTGGTTCTCCTATGGGTCCTGCTGGAGCGGCTCTCGGGGCTATGGTTGGAGGCGCAGGTGGAGCGTCTACGTCATATATCATGAATTCTCTTAGAGGTACTCAAGGGGAAGGGTCCTCAATGAACAGAATCCTTGATATTGCGGCACCCGGAGTTGGAGGGGCGATTAGTAAAATTTCTAAACTTGGCCCCACCGCTAAGGGTTTGATCAATACCGCTGCGGATTCTCTTATGGCATATTTAGCGGATTCAAAGGATAATGAGAACTCCGCAACGGATGGGAAAAGTCCTCTAGGAAGAGCGGCTTTAACTGCGGGGTTGGGGGGAGCTATGACGAGTTTATCCCGACAAGCCGGAAAACAAATGGCAAATGCTTCCTTGGCGGATGCGATTAGTGAACCAATGTCCCCCAAAGCTGCGGGTTTACAAAGTGGGGCAAGAGCAACGTTACAACTAATGGCAACTGACCCCAAGTTTGCCAAGGAATCCGCATTACTACAAGCCACCCCGGAATTAAAGAAATTCGTTAAGGACAATCCAGAGAAACTCTATGATTATGTCCTTGCTCCAATCACCGGGGCTAAAAACCAAGCGGAACTTAAAAATAGTATCCCTCTCTTAAAGGAACGTTTTTCTGTACTCCCTAAGTTAACCGGGGGTAATCCAGAAGATGTGATGCAGGGACTTCGGTCTTCATTTTTTAATTCCGTCGCTAAATCCCCCGATGGTTCTCGTGTGACAAATCCTGATTCATTTAAGATGAGATTAAATGAAATGGGATCGGAAGTCACGAATGTAATCATGGGGAAGGATGCTTATGAGAAGTTAAATATTTTAAGTGAAGCGGCATCGAAGGCGGGGGCGTTAGGTAGATTTGCTATCCGAATGGGGGACGGTCACATGTGGGTGGCAAAGATGGTTCCCTTGGATAAGGATGTGAAAATGACTGGAAAGGTTATGGACACCGGAAAGGCATTTTCTATGTTATCAACTCCAATCTCTGGGGTTAAGGGAGCGGCTCTCGCTGGAGGTATTCAGGGATATGAGGTTATTAAAATTGGGATAGATAAGGTTTTGAATAAAACGGATAAGAAAACCTTGATGGCCATTTCATCGGGACTCATGAATTCTTCCTCAAATTCCGTGGTGAATAAACTTACGGAGTGGTTCGAGAAGAATGGGGAAAAAATTAAGGTCCCAGGCGAAATTGAAGCCCAGGACCCTCGTTCTATTTTTTAGATTTAAACTGCTACACCAGCGTGTTTGAGGTAATGGGTCTTACCACGGAGACGGTGGAATTCGGTCCAGAACTTCCTTCGTTCGTTTCTGGTAAAATCCGTCTTCGCTAAGGCCCGTCGAAGGGATATTTTCCTAGCGGTTTCCTTCACGTGCTTATCCCCAATTGCTCGTTGTGTTCTGGCAGCAGCTACTCTTTTTCCATCCAGGGTGTTTAAATAACAGATGGTAACGGGGCCGCTGTATTCAAAGTCTACCAAATAGGTAGTGTTATCGACATTAAGTTTCATTAAATTTTAAACATCCCTTCTTTGTTCAGTTTAACTAGCGTCACTCGGATGTCCTCTGGGGTGAACATTAATGATTCGTCATCTTCCTCATTTGTTCTATTTATCTCTGCTGCTATTTTCTTTCGGGCTGTTCTGCATCGATTGCGCCCACTATATAGGTTGCTACATACGGTACGTGCGCGAAATACATTCGTTGCGACATTAATCTATTTCCTTATCCTTTCTTTTACGATCTTTTAAAAACGGGAGAATCGTCCCACCTTGCGTTTCACTGGGGGAATCCTTATCCCCTCCCCCCGAATGAACCCGCACTTGGCAATCCTCATCTTCTGGTTTCACCACAAATGTGATGTCATCGAGTTGTTTCCCTCTCCGTGGTATCCACCGTGATTCTAGAAACCATCCGCTTTTGTCCGCTAGGGTTTTTCTGCGGTCGAAGGTCACTAGCGTATCGGGGGTATTAAACCACCGTTGACTACCGGAGAAGTTATACGGAGTAAGCGGATCGGAGGCGGTCCATTTATTCGTTGACGGTTTCTTAAAGTGATGCGAAAGCACAAATGCGAGATCCAAATGTGGGAACCTTTCCTTAAGCGTCTGAAGCCTTCGGAACAATTCCCCAATTTCGGAATTTGAATTCTCATCATATCCATGAAACATAGAAATCGGATCTAAGAAAACTACATTAGGTTGCACCCTTTCTATCTCATCACCAAGGTAGATCATCCCTTCCATGGTGTTCAATTGCATCTCTGGGACGGCGCTTAAAAAATGAAGCGTATCCGAGTATTGAGCCGGACGGTGGCGCGCAAGAGTGTGGGTAAGTCTCTTCTGGAGTTCGTATTCCCCAAGTTCTTGTTCCACGAGGAGGACGTTACACTTCTTCGGGACGGTGAAGATGGAGGAATCAAAAGGGCGGGTCCCGGTTGAGAGCGCCCTTGCGAATTCGAGCATTATTATCGATTTTCCAATCTTCGCCGCACCTCCGAATAACATCGTTCCACCTTTGGGTAGTATGGCGGGCTCGATGTAGAAGATGTCCTTTGGTAGCTCGCGGTCTAGTAATGAGGAGACTTTCTCGCTTTTCTTGCGTTTTTTATCTTCCTTTTGGAGCATCAGACTCCGTTTGGTCGCATTTTGGATTCTCCTTTAAAGTTTTAAATTTTTAAACTACTTCCCGAATAAACGCTGAAAGATGGGGGACTTTTCCACAACCTCTGGGGCCACTAAAGGAAGTTCACTCTCGGGGGTCACCTCAATTTCCTCATCGTAACTCTCACAAAGTTCCCATAACATAAGTGAAATCCCCACGATGTCACCACAGGTTTCCGAGATGGATTCCTTACCCGCCTTCTCTGGGGTTTTTAGGATATTTCCAAGCCGAGTTAACTTCTCCCCAACCCGTGAGATCATCGCTTGCTCTGGGGTAATGCCCGCGAGATCGGCTCCTAGTTGGTAGTTATAGAAGGGGTCGAATTCGGGGGTCCCTTCTGTGGGGTTGTAGCCGACGCCTTTCTCACGTAGGGTACGTAATACAAGGGAGGCTTTCTTTGCTAGGTTTTCGTCGTATCGTTCTTTAGTCATTTATAATTTCTCCATTATGTACTGAAACATGGCTAATCTCATGATCGTTGTATTTCTCAAAACAAAATTGCTCAATCTTTTCTACAGCTTCCACCACCGAAACGGCTTTCACAATAAAACTTCTAGCTACACCTTCTGTGTAAACCAATGAGGTGTACATCCTAGGTGACTTCTTCATTAATACTCCTTCCCTTCCGCGATAAACCCGCCCTTATTCCCCCTTATTACCACAAAATCCTGGAAATTCCCATTAGGCCACACGTAGCCGTAGAGGAATCCTTGAATCCAAGTATTTGGTGACTTCCCCATCCACTCCATATCCCGAGTGCAACAACATGGTACACAGATGGCGGTTTTGATATCCTCATCTATGGCCGAGTATAACGTAGCTGACGCATAGGTGTGGAAATGGCCAAAGCGCACATTCTTAAGATACCTCGCTGCGGCAACTTTTGCGGAATCCGTTGCTTTTGCCCGAATCGTTTCCCCATGAAGAAAATTCAACTTCCCCATCTTGAAGACTTCCCCGTAGTTAAGCCATTCCCAATCGGGGGTAGTTAAACCAAGGTAATCCTGGGGTTCCACTAAGCCGCCCCATTCAGGGTGACGACGGAGGTAGCGCTCAAGCATTTGGTCGTGATTCCCCCGAATGACGACTTTTTTCATCCATGGATATCTCATCGCTGGGGCAAAGAGGTTGTCTTTTGCGGCTAGGAAAGCCCGTTTGATTTCCCCGTCACTTCTATCAACCACGATTGTTTTCCCATTTTTCTCCACTCGAAGGGGCTTGAAATCAAACTGATCTCCACCATAGATAAGAGTATCCGGGCGGAAATCCTCCATAAAGTGGAACACCTGGGAGAGGAAGCGGTTATCATGGGTGGGCTTCTCCTTGAACTTTCCGGTTTTAACGTCGTAAGATTTTTCCCACCCCACGTGTGCGTCAGGGAGGAAGATAAACTTTTTAATATTGTTCAATTATTTTGAACCTTCATGTTTGGATTCTCCTTTATTCCATAAATTTTGTTCAACGGCACATTTATAGATCATCTCACAGGCGCTGCACTTTTTTCTAGGTGCCGCCTTCCCTCTATACTGCCGATGTTTCTCGCATCCCTTAGCAATTATCTCCATTCCTATAGCACGCAAGTTTATATTAATGAATTCAGACAAATCAATCGATGTTCTCATTAAAGCTCCTTCTGATTAACCATCAAAGCGGCCCCACATAGAGCTACAATCATTTCCTCTTTCAAAATTAACCCATCATGAACCATCGCTAAAAGCGGCTCCACAAGTTCCTTGGTAAACGAGGCGAGGACTCTAGGGGATCGACGGCGCACCTTAACCCCGTTACCGTCTACTTTAAGGGACTTTTCCGCCTCACTTAGAAACCAGTCTAGGTGATTCCTTGAGAGGGCGAAAGCGTTATTAAGCGAAACCCTCACCTCCTCTTTTGTTACCCTCGTGGGGTTATCCCCTTCTATGTTCTTTTTTTGTTTAACTTTTGGCATATACCAAAAGGGTAACACGGGGGGAACCGTTAACGCAAGTTTTGTCACTTACTCATCTTCATCCGTCCCCAAGACTTCCTCACAACTTTGAACCGCAATATCCTTTGTTAATTGAAATCCAAATCCATGACCTTTCTTAAAGTTTTTAATCGCCTCAGAGGAATCCCTCGCCCACACCTCGTAGACCATACCGTTGTGTTCCATAACTTCTAGGCGGAATAACTTCTCACCCCGGATTTCCGTGGAGGGTTTTAAATTTTTAACCACCTTCCCCTCCACTACGTTCCTTGGACCACCGATCTGAGAGGCGTTCCATTAGGTCCCATTCCTCATTATCGTCAAAATCCTTTCCCTCCGAATTCCACTTGAACTCCCCAGGCATTACATGCATTCCCACAGTGTTAAATCCGGTGTAATCTCTGGTGCCCCACCAAAGACCATCTTTAAGTTCCTTAATATATGCTTGAAAACCATTCCGGCATTTCCAAGTTCCTTTAAAATCCATCTTCTTCGTTAAAAACCTCCTTCGTAAGGTATTTTTTCTAATTCGCCCCAATTTACACCTTTTTTGGCCACCCACGGACAGTAAAACCCTTTCAATCTATGACTTTCCCCATGGAGAATATCGATGATATCTCTAATCTTCCTCTCTGGGTAATCCCTAGGAATACTTAAAAGAATTTCATCATGAACCTGGGCGTCCATTGTTACATCTTCGTTACAAACACTTCGAAGGAGTTCAAGTTGCTTCCCTTGTACATATTCCGCACCCTCACCTTGGCCGATTTTCGCAGCCGCAATCTTGGCATTCTCCGTGGGGGATTCAATAAGTGTAAGATAACTTCCCCATCGTGTTTGGATGAATCCCTTTTCTGCTTGCGCCATAACTTCACGTTGCCATTGGCGGATGGGGAATTTATCGCAGTAGACTTTCGTAACGAGGAGCGCTTTTTTTCGTAACTCAAGGGCCTCTTCCTTTGGGGTATTCTTTCGGAGTTTAAAGAGAATCTCTGCGAGGCGGATTCCGGTGAAGCCCACTACCTTTCCACAATAGTGCCAATCTTCATATATTTCTAAGGCCCCCATTTTAACAAGTTTTTGAACATACGGAGTGCGGATTTCGTATTCATCAAATAATTTAAGTCCCGCTAGATAGTTTGTGGAGTGGGACGTAATCTTCGCCATATCCCTCGCGGACTTACCTGCGATTTTTCCAGCCATCTCGAATCCGCTTGGGTCTTGATTAACGAGCCATGTGAAGGCGTCTCTTTCAATCGTTCGTGAGTCAATCCCAGCGTTATCCAGAACTATGCGCGTCTCAAGATTGCTAGCATCGCTCGAACACCAGATTTTTCCAGGAGGGGGAATGAAGATTTTCTTAACCTGTTTTCCCCACCCTCTAGCGGGACAATTTCCAGTGATCTGAACTCTTCCTTCCCTGCGAACCACAATAAAGGCCGATGGGACCGCAACACAGTAAACAGGCTCATCAATCACTTCTTCTATCTCTTTGGAGATATTTGTAGTCATCGAAAAATTGCGATAGGTTACATATAAATTCTTACAGTATCCTCCGTCTTTATTGAAATAATCCCTAGCAAGTGTTCTTGTATTCGAAAGAGCGTAAAGAGCCGAAATGATGTCTATATTTTGGGACTTACCGGAAGAATAGCACGTCCGAAGTTTGAACAAGCCATCCCAATACATAATCTCATCTAAGACAAGATCAATCTGTTTTCTAGATAAATCAAACATCCATTGTTGGAATGTTTTTTCTTCCGTTAAATAGCGCCTAGATAGCGGCTCCCAGACATTAAAACGTGTCCTACCTCTTTTATCATTATTTGACTTTGAATATCTAAACCCACAGTTTTTAAGTATCTCTTCTAGGCGCAACACCTTTCTTTCCTTATAGAAGGAGAAAGAGGCTGATGTGGTTCCTTTGTTATATGACCCATCTGCTTGGGTTGCGATTAGATACCTTAGCTCATCATCTGTTAAATCAACTCCATCTCCTCCGTCCCACATTCCGGCATGAAGTTGGATATAATCCTCTGGATAATCGATAGCATCCACAACTTTGTATACATTTGTCTTACGTTGTCGGACAAGACATCTATGGTTAGCCGTAACGCGCATATTGATATGTTCGTTATAGAGCCCCACCATCTTTCCGGTGTAGTTATAGGAAATGTAATCCAGAGGTTGAACGAAGGTTATCTTTCCATTGTCCCATTGTGCTACAACATCATCCTCCTTTAAGTCTATAAATCGTACCCACCCTCGTCCGGTAAGAACATCTGTTTTTGAATCAAAGCAGTTTTGAATATTCGGTCCTGACGAAGCGAGGCGCATTGTGGAGGCACCTGTGAAGATTACTCGTGGGTGGACTTTAGGTAATCCCATTCTGTTCTCCCGGTATGTTAAACAACGGCCAACGTTTCATTTGAATAACACAACACGGTAATGGGCACATGTAAAGAATTTCGCGTTCTCTATCCCAGTATGCCCCAACCCATAGATCATACCAAGCTAGGAATAATCTAATCGTCCATCTTCCTCGTCTAAAAAATATGGCCTTAGTCATATCGAATATACTTCTCCGCTACCCACGCATCTGTTCCCTTCCCCATAGTTTTGTACAAATACAAATCATAAAGAGCCTGTGTTACTTCGTCCATTTCAACATCTTCCCCCATTTCACCAATTGTTGAAAATCCATGTTTTTCATAAATGAGTTCCTCAAGAACTTGTTCTATCGTTCCCTTGTCATTCGCCTTTAGTGCTACGCCGTTTTTCTCGAAGAACTTCACTACCTGGATGTTACTCCGGGGGTTGAACCTTGGGTTACCCTTGGGGAAGAGTTCTTCTTTTTTCCGCTCCATTTCCTTTTCCAAACGATGTGCGAATTCTAGGTCCACATGAATACCGCGTTTTTCCGCTGCTAAGCAAAAATTTAACGCCAGTTCCTTGTGTTCCTCATAGACTCTCCATGGAATTCCTTTCTCCTCCATAAAGAGTTTACAGTTGTTAAATACCTCTAAGCCCACCCAGGCATCAACGGCGCAGTAGGATCTCGGGCAATGACTTGGGCAGGGAAAGTTTTCTAGAATTTGGGCTTCACAATGTAAGCCCGCACAAGTCTTCCATTGATGAATATGGGTCCAAAGATGGCCCGCAAAACCCAAATTCATGAACCCAAGCCCACCTTCCCCATCATCGGCTTTTCCAGGCGCCTTACTTAATTGACTGGCACAGAGGTAATGGGTAATCATCGAATCCTCCCAAAGCCAAAGAGGCGTCTCTACTCCCATTGCTTCCTCTAAGACTGGCTTATCTGCCCCAAGCACGTAATGTCCCACAAAACTTGGCCGCAAGGAGAGTCGCTCATTCGCCAAGCCAAAGGGATCAATGGCACGTAATAGTGCATGTCCAATATCCTTGTCCCACCAGCAGGCTGCGCACTCGGTTTTATTAGCCACTCCGACAATGCTAAGTCTGCGTGTACTGGGATTGTATTCGAAATCAAGCCCAATTTCGAGGTTTTCATTAATAATCCTTAATACATCTTCCCGCTTTGTTGAGATTTTTGGTAACGCCCAGGAGGGAATTCTTTGTCGCTTATCTTCAAACCGTAGACCATATGTTACAGGCTTTCTTCCATCCTCTGGTAGGTAAATCCCATCCGCCCTAGACTTCCTCTTCGCGGGCTTCTTTTTATCACTTATGAGAAACCCTGCGGACTTGAAATTTTCAACTTTGAATTCCTTCGTGGAGGGGGTGAATTTTATCCCTTCGCCAAAGAGGGATAACTGGGAATCTTTTTTCATATATACTGCCTTTGCGCATCTGTCAAAACAATATGTTCTATGAACATATCCAGACACATCTTAGCGTCCTCGTATTCCTTCTTATATCCATCCTCACAACAAAGACAAGAATCTTCTCGTTCCACTTTGTTTAGGATCTTCCGCACCTTTCCTCTTAGGTTTTTAAAAATCGTCCAACAGGCTGGACATAAACTAATTCGATTTGACTTCTTGTGTTTCCACCCCCATGGGTAAAGAAGACCTTCGGAACTTTCTCCAGAGCCGCATTTTGCACACATTTATTTGATCTCCTTTAAAAATTTATCCTTCTTTGTTTCAAACGGCCACTCCCCAACCCACCAGTGTCCTACCCAATCTTTAAACGTGGTGCCCCGCTCATTACCCGTATCCGCGAAGAGATGTGGATTAATCGCTTTCGCAACTTCGTGGCCCATTAAAATTGCCGGCCGTAAGTCCTTTTCTTTCAACAACTTAGCGATCTCGAAGGCTCTCCGTATGAAAACTTTGTAGGCGGGGATTTTGAACGCTTCGTTAATGTCGTAAGTAATGATGAACGCATTTGGGTTAAAACGTTCGATCCCAGAATCGTGGACCCTACAGATGTTGATAACCTTAAGAAGCGCCACGGGGATTTTTTTAACGTCATAAGAACACCGGATGAGAGAAGTGTAACCTACATTACACTTTGGAATCCCTCCCATAAGCTCCTGCCAATAATCTTTAAAACCCGCCTCCCCCAAGGATACCTCTTCCTTTGTGGGCTGACGACGGATGAGGTAAACCCATGGGTCGGGGGGTTCTAGGTCAGGGACGAATCCGAATGAACATGGGGTGATACTACAGCTTTTACAGGCCAAAGGCTTTGAGTTCATTATTGTTACCCAATCTGGGATGTAAATTGTTTAGTTTTAAACTTGTAGGTCCCACCTAAATTCGAAGGACCCTCTAGAACCGCCCCCACGAAGCGAAAGTTATATGAAGCAAATCCTAGGGGCGATACAACTTTAGGTGGAACAACTTTTGCTACAGCTTGGGGGAAAAGTTTGATTCCGAATAAAGCCGCTAGTGGTGCTAATAGGGTTAGGAAGAACTCCTTCCTAGTCTGACCAGTCATATTCAACCTCTTTTTCTTTAATTTCAGCTAAGAGCCTCTTTAATGTAACTCGCGCATTGTTTAGCCGTAGTAGTTCTATATACTCTCTTTGAGAGATTTCTGAGTAATACCCATAAAATTTCTCAACCTCAGGATCGTCATCAAATCTCCAATCTCCGGGTTCCGCTTCGTAGACAAAGATTTTCTTCATTTGGGCTAACTCCTTTGGGGATTAAAAATTTAAACTACTTAAGGGGAGCCCCACTCAAGGAGCCCCCACATAAATTTACTAGCGTCTAGAACGGAACTTCAGGTGAGAAACAAACGAACGGTCGCACGAAGAAAACTTCCTTCTTCTGGGCGTACTTTTCTGCCCCTTCAATGGCCTTCATGATTTCCTTGTGGACCTCCACGGTAGGATAGAACAACCCAGCGGTTTCCATGTACTTCCCACGGACCTTAACGGGGTAACCCTTTTCGTTCACTACGCCACCTTCGCAATTCACCCATTGTTGCTTGAGCACATAACCAACTGGGGTGCCCATGAGGGATGCGAAAATCTTATCCACCGCTTCCACTAGGGAATCCACATCGGAGGACTCGGAAAACGCTTGTTGCAACTCAGTTGCAATTTCGTTAAATTTATCGTTCGAGCCGCAAAGACCCTGGAGAGAAGCGAGCCCTACTTGCTGGTCATAAGAGGAACAATTAGGGGAGAAACCCTTGGGATCACGGGCGATGTTGGAGTCATAAACCCGCTTCTTCCCGGAATCCGATTCCTGTGAGGGGGCATATCCAGGGCGAAGGAAGTCAGGGTGCCAAGTGACCCACACGTTGGCCTTTGAATTCGCGCTCCCCAAAGGATTGATAACGAAATGAGTTACAAGGTACTTCCCGGTTGAACTCTGCTTCGTTGGGGAGACTTGGGCGATTTCCCCCACACAGTACTGAGTTGGCTTTGGATCTGCGCCAGATGTGATGAATGACATTTTGTTTTTAATTTTCCTTTTCTATTTCTAAGATTGTAGTTCTAAATACTTTTCAATTGTGTTCTTAAGTTCCCGCATTTCTGACAAGGACATCATCAAGGAATTGGAATTGTATAATTGAACAGGTCCAGTTTTGAAGTAAATCCTATGGCAGCGAATGTGGGAATTTGCTTTTGGGTCCCAGTTACCTGTCATATCAGTTGTTATGGACCAATTTACGGTTGAAAACTTCGGAGTAAATTCTATTTCGTGCTACATCTTCTTCCATTTTATTTTTTTTAACTAATCTGTGAAACTACGTTGTTGTGTAATTTTACGAAATCGGCTTCCATCTTTTCAGGTAATGTAAACCGACGTTTCGTGGCTGCGGAGATATTAAGAGCGTACTCGAACTTATCCCCGCTCCGTAGGGTTTCGAACACAACGTCAAAACCATAACGGATAAATCGTGATGCGGCACCACTTACGTCCGGTTCGTGTTTGGCTCGAACTTCGGTTTTATCTGGGCCAACCTTTTCGGAACCGTATTTAACCGCCGTTGTAACAATCTTATGGAGGGCCTTTCCCCCTGGGTTACGTAAACCAAAGAACTCACATAGGGTGCGAATTGTTCGGTTTTTGACCTTGCCCCAACCCTTAAAAGTTTCAAAAGATCCCTCAGAGGAATCGTCATTATTCGTATCCTCTTCCACCTCCGGGATAATATTCATCTGTTGGTGGAAGGAGAACCCATCCCAGATGAGGAAATCCGGTGAGAACTCCCAAAACCCTTCGATGAGCTTGTCTGGATCATCAAGGAATTTTCCAACATCCTCATGACTGAGAGCCACCCACGCAACATTTTCTTTGAAGGCCGCTTGGTTCTTCTTCGAGTTTGCATAAACCTGCGCACCGGAGATTCCATTGTCGTCTCCTAGGTCGGTGAAGATGATAAAAACTTTAAAACCCATCGCTGCGAGTTGAGCCGCTGTGGTGGTTTTTCCAGTTTCAGATTCACCAAAGATGAGGTAATTAATTTGCCGCGAATCCCCATCTTGGCCCGCTTTCTTCATCTTCATCTTGGGGGATTTCGCTGCGGAAACTGTTGCTCCGGGGCCTAGTTTTAAAGAGGGTTTAAAATCCATTAATTACCCTCGCTTTGCTGGAACCGTTCTGGCATATACTTCTTCTCGATTGAGAGAATGAACTCATTGCAATCACTTAAAATTGTATCCGCAAACGGCTCCCCTAGTTCCCCATAAGAGAGGGTGATTCCTAGGGTTACCTTCCCGCGTTGGTTCTCGATTACGGAACCTACTTTTGTCGTAGATTTAGTCATTTTCCTTCGTTTCCTTTATAAATTCTTCAATCGCCGCCGCCAAAGATTTGAAATTGTTCTTACTCAGATAAATAGATTCACTCGATTCTCCCATCTCTGTAGATAGTTCAATTTCTGTGGTCTTAGCATGTGTGCGAATTGTAATATTACCAACAGTTGTTACAACACGCTGTATTACGTTCTTATGTGTCATTAATTTTCCTTAATCTTCTCGAATGCCTTCCGCCAAATCCTCTCTAACGCCGCGTGAACCATCTTTCCCACATTTGTGTTATCCTCATCCTTTTCCTCTAAACGTTCGATCTCCATTCTGCGGTATCTCTCGGGGCACCTTAGGAACATCTCCCTCCGAGAATAGGACATCTCTCTTAGTTCAATGGTTCTTTGCGGCATTGTGTTGTTTTCGCAATCTTTTAAGAAGGGACATACATAGCCGAAATCATCACAAGATTGGGTGTTCTTGGGCCACACCTCCCATTCCTTAAGCGACTCCCGCATCACATCAATTCCTGCGATCCTGTGAGCCACGTCCGGTACAAGGGATTCAGGTAGATTGAGAATGACTTCTCTAGACCTTTTAGCAGGTTCGCCTTCTTCGCCCTTCTTACGCCAGTCAATGGAACGAGACAGACCGCGATATATGAATAACGTCGCCGCAGATTCACGAAACTTATATTCCCTCCATTGATACGAGCGAAGACAACGGGTACGCCATGCGTCATTATCAACGGGAGAATTCGTGGTTTTCCAATCGATAATAACGAGGGAATCCTTAAAAGTTTTAAACGGCTCGATGGTTCCTTTACAGCGTGCGACAATATCAAGGAAAGCTCTGCCTTCGCCGTAGGGTTTCTCACACTCAATTTCATAGAATTCCTGTAAATCCCGAGCTAAATATGAGTCACACGCAATGCAAGCGAGTTCACATATTTCTTTCCAATCTTCCCCACTAAGACGATCCGCACCGGGTAGGGTTAGGAGTTCCTCGTTGATGGCACTTATGTCAAGCCACTGAAGGAGTTCTTTGGTGTCGATCTCTAGGTAGTCGTTTCCTTTCTTAGGTAGTTGCATTTCCCGCCTCTTCCAATGGGCACCAATCTGGAATCATAGGATAGTTTTCTAAATCCCTATCTTCCCCTAGATGCTCATGATTACAAAGTTGACCGTATACCTTGTGTTTTGTGAATAAGGAGAACAAATTGGGGCAATCCTTACATGAAGAAATTTTAACTATTCTCATAAAGTTTCCTCGGCCTTCCCCCACGATTCATCGTAAGAACCCCTCTCGCCTTCGAGAAATCAAACTTCCACCCCAGGGAACCGAAGATCATCTCCCTTCGTTGGCGTTCACAATTATGTGGGTGCGCGCGGGTTCCCCCAAGTGTCTTGTCAAATTGTTTAAACGACAGGTACTCCTGTGATGCCGTCAACCCATAGGGATCGTTTGGGTCCTTTCGGGTCCACCCTGGGTTTGGGGAGCTTTTCGCCTTTTTCATTTTTCACCTCCTCGCTTCGCACGATTTTTCCACCGTGGGAGTGTTCGATGGAGATCACCCAACGGTCTTGTGTTTCAATTTTGTTACAAACGGGGCAGTAGAAGTATTTTAGTTTTTCCTTCTTCGCATTTGGGGGCATAGTTCTAGGTTACCACCCCCAAGTTTTCACATAGTATGATCCAATTACCGCAAGGCTGTAGTCAAATAATACTACCCAAAGTATGTAAGTAAGCTCTGAGCAATTAATGGTATCTTGTATATATTTCATATGATCACTAGATTACCACCAACCAAGGATCACCACTCTCCGCAATCATCTTCCGAATGTCCAACGGTAGGATAATACACCCGGTAGAAGCGCTCCCAGGGTTTGTAATCGAATCCCCGTGGATTAGGAATTGCGAACGGGAGAACATCTCATTTCCCTTCGCGGGGGTGAGCCGTAGCACGAAGATCCCTAAATTTGCTACCTCGATGGGCTCCCCAATCTGATACAAACCCCTTGGGATAGGACCCTTGTTGCGCAAAATTTGGGCGGCTTTGGAATTTTTATACTCGGGGGCACCGGAATAACCTCTTGCGAGGATTTTATCGTTATTACGTTGGATGTCCCCGGTTTGTTGGTTATAGATCCACATTTTAAAAATTTAACTCCTCTCCAAGTATTCAGGTGAAACGGCCTTTAGCTTCCGTCCCGTTCGTAAATTTCGGATAACAATCCCTTCGCGGATTTGCTTAAGATCCCCGTATTTACGTGCCAGAACTGAGGGACCAGAAATGTAAGACTTCACAACTTCGTCACTGAAAGGGCCTTCATACAATTTTGGCACAACTGGGGTGGCATCAGGGAATTTATTCTCAATATCCGTTGGGTCTAGGAATCCCACTGAAGGGTGGTAGATATCAAAAATAACGAGTTTAATCTCATCCCCAATTCCGTAATGAAGATCCTGGACTTTCCCATAGATTTCCCCATATACGATCACCCCAGGGTTGGCCTCAAGGTAGTTAACCAAAGTTGGGTTGTCCTTAAGAACGCCCCAATAAACATCCCCTTCTTCATTGGAACGCCATAGATTACGGGAGCCCACGAAAAGGCGGTGGTTAAAGTTTTTAAGGAAGCGTCCAAATAAACTACGCCATAGAGGCAATTCACGAGGCTCCTGGAATGTGGCCCGCCAATTTGCCCCATGAATCTTTTCCGTTATCACAATAGGATCACCGTCTTGGAAGAACTCCTTCCCATAACGGAAGTAAGATTCGATGTCATATGTGGAACCCTCAAAGGTGGGGACAATATCCTTTCGGATAACCCGTAACTCGCGTGCACTCTTAGGACCACCGAATGAGCGCTCCGGGGGAACATAGTGGGTGACCCCAAGAATTTCCGCAACATCGTCTCCTACAGAACTTCCCGTGGGCGCTTTTAAAACCAAACCTTGGGAGGTCACACCCCGGAGTTTCATCGCCTTCACCCGGAACTTCTTACTTCGGAGGAATTCATATTCGGGGAGCTCTGGGAGAATGTTATCTGGGGGAACATAACATGCTAAGTCACCCACTTTAAACTCCGAACTTCTTACAATACATTCGTAGCCGTAAAATTTCACTATCGAAAGGGAATCCGCATTTGGGTGTTTCTCAATTTCGGAAATGCGGAATACTTCCACTTTATGGGTTGAGTTACTCATTTACATTTTCTCCAAATTAACCCAAAGAATTCCCCACAAATATCCCTGGATGGCGCATATTGGAAAGTTTACGTACCATGGGATAGCGTTTTTCTTACAAAAGTTTCCAATCGACCAACCTGCTGCAAACGAACAAAGTAAACAAATTACACCCATCATTCCTTAGTTTCTCCTTCCTCACTCTTTTCAAGAATTAATTCATAATCCGCCTCAATCGCTTCCTCATTAGCCTCGCTCTCTAGGAAGTTTTCAAGATCGGAACGGTTCATCATCACTCCTACGCGTTCTTTCTTTTGCTCGAATACGCTGGCGTCATCTTGGATTAACTGAGCCCACTTTAAGGCCCCCTTTGAATCCCCTTTTAAAACGGCTTCGGTTAAAAACTTACTACGTGCGGCTTGAACCATCATTCTCTCGATATCGGGGGAACTTCTGTGGGCGATTATGAAATCCAGTTGGAACGCTTTCTCAAGGGCCTTACGAGTTTCAAGCGTAACCGGAATCCCGCATTCTTCCATCGCCTTTGTTAGGGGTTTTCCTTCCCCTAGTTTAGATTTTAAAGTTTCTAATTGAGGGAGGTATTCAACCACCTTTCTCCTAACACTTACGTTAGACAAACCCAGTGCGTCGGCTCTCATCACCTCTGTTTGGTCCTCACTGGGGTTTAGCGGAACGGCAAAGTTTTCATCAGCCTTTGAGAACATTTGATTCTCGATGTCATTAATGAACCTTTCGGCTTTGTTAGGTTTTTTCTTTCGTTTCGGTTTTGGTTGTGGTGAGAGGGGGTTTAAAATTTTCATATGAAATAGATGTGTATAATTCTATACACTTCGCAAATGGGATAAAAATATAGTACCATCTTTCAGGTACCTTGTCAAATCCCCTTCGTTAAGTGGTTTCTAGATCGGAGAGTTTACTCTGGAACTCTTGGAGGAGTTTTATTAATTTTGGAATATCCTCCTTTTCGCGCCATAAACTTTCTTGATAATCTCGATTGTAAATTTCTATAGGTGCGCCAGAGGGTACGGTTACTTCTAGCAAGAGATTATCCTCATCTGTGGTCAGGATTAGATAAGAGCCTTTGTTTGTAACTTTCGTCATTTTCTTTCCTTTAGTAAACTGTGTAAGCTACCTTACACTCCACTTTCTCACCCCACTTGCGTTCCACAGCGTCAGTTAAAATATTTAAGAATCCTTGGGAAAACTCCACCTTCGTCTTAGGTCCCGTATTAGAGGGGTGATAGGGACCGCTTACGACAAGTTTTCCCCCGACATTACGCCTAGCTATACAATCACGGACGACTTGGAATACGGAAGAGTCTTGGATTGTGTAGAGATCGAATAAGAGGTAAGTCTTTCCCGTGGGGAGTTTTTTCATTCTAGGATTTGATAGAATCGTCTGAGTCATTTCTTCAACTGGTTCGCCATAATAAGAGTCCACATTCCAGCGATGGTCGCCCAATCGTACCACTGGTGTTTGACTAAAAATGAGGTGATACCTACACAAAGCGCAATGAACATATTTTCTTTGAAAGTCATTTTAAAGGATTCTCCAATTTAGATTCTCTAAGTTTCACCCTTGAGGTGGCCCACTTTTCACTTTTCAACTCAAGCGGATTTCCATAGTTCACAAGGGTGTAGCTAAGGAGGTGGTATAAACGTTTAACCACAAGTGTGCCGAAAAGGGCTTGGTCGATCTTCCGGTGGCCGACTTTGACTTGGGGAGGGCGGATAATTCCCCCACTCACTCTCATTTGGCGGATTAAAATATTATTTCCCCCCGAGCAAAGCCCTAAGTCAAACCTCATAAACGGCCTCCCCGCTCTGGAAGTGAGGAATTCGAGATTAAAGATGAAAAGCTCCTCACTTCCGATGGGGTTATTAACGTAAGAATAAAAGCTCACATCCCTTCAAGGAAGTCCTTGGCTTTTAACACAGCGGCATTCCATTCTTGTTCCCCGCATTCCTCACCTAAATAGCGATAGTTGTATTCTTTAATATTCCCATGTACCTCTACTCTGTTGCTATGTCTAATGATCTTGTTTACCTGAACATCTCGAAGACCATATTCTCCAATAGTTGCAGACTTAATATGTGTAAACGCGGTGCATCTTTCGGTTACGTCCTTGAAGAATTTTCCAACGTATTCTATCTGTTCTCTCCTGGTTAACTCTGCCTCAAGAGGCTTCATCGCGTTGTAGATAGGAACGCATTGGTTTTTAAGATCCTCTAGCCTTGCATTCAATTCATCGTTTGTTAAATCTTTTAATTCCATTCTGTTTCCCACCTTCCTGGTTTGGGTCCAAATAAATCCGCTAACCTCCGGTGTTCATATTCCTCGTATTCATCCATTAAAAACATGAGTTCCTCATCTTCTTGACCCTTTAGAGGGGGAACTTCGTAGTCTTGGGGGTCGGGTAACTCTAGTCGTCGTGTCTCAGTTGCCATTCGTGTTCCTCTACGGCATCATTAACTGCGTCTTGGATGTTTTCAAAAGCAAACTTTGATGTAGTATCCGAGATCCACTCATCATTCTCCGGGTCATAGTGAACGCGGGTGGAGCCGATGTAGAAGGATAACTTTGTGGGATCTAAGGGCATTCTTTCTTCTCCTTTGGTTCGTGGGTGTGATAGAAATTACCCCACTGAGATTTCTTATACAACTCTCCGCAATCATCACAGAGCGGCGCACCACACACAAATTGTCCACAATAATTACAATGTCTCGTTATGGGGGCACCACAGGAGCAACACTTTTCTTTGCTATGTTCCGCACACCGATCATTTTCAACTACGGGTTTTCCACAACGGTTGTGGGAATAAACAAGAAGGACGTTACATTTCGGTTGTGTCATTTTCTTTTAAATTTTTAATCCTCTCTAAGAGAGTCTCAACAACGGAGGCCCTCGTTTCGTCCTCTGAATCAGTTCGGGAGATGTTTGTAGTTTCCCCCTTTTCCCGCCAAGCTGACCCCCAGGGAACTAAACACAGTCTTCCAGCATACCCCGACTTGTGTTTGTGTTTAGTTGTGGTGAGGAATAACGGGTGTTTTTCACTTATTGCTTGGCCCATATGGGGCTACCTCTTTTTGTCCAGCATACTGGACGGCTATCAGTTGACCACTTCCCACGTAGGTACATCCTATAAGACTCAAAGGTGTCATCTACGAAGGTAAAATCTAACCCCCTCTTCAAATCGCGCGTTAATTTGGGAAAACCCGTAGCCTGGGTGTAGTTTGCGCCGGGAGGAGGGGTTAGATATTCTAATTGCCATAGTAAGCTATGGATTTTGTTATAACGAAAGGTGTATTCCAAATGGAGGGCTGCTAGATGGGACCATAACCATGCGTAGTTATGGATTGAGGAACCTACCCAGAGAGTTGAGGGGTGCCGCATGAAAGCGGGTTTCATTAATTTCAACTCGGGGCGGTTACTATTTAGTAGCTGTGAGGACTCCAAGAGCATTTTTACCACTCGCTTGTCGTCTAGGTTTCTTGCACTTTCGGATGGGTCTTGAACCGAACAAAAAATGTTCACTTTTCGCAATCTCCAATAGATAACTTCTAGCTTTTTGGATCGTCTTAATACTCAAACCGTGGATCTTTGCGGCTTCTACAACAGTATGGCCTTCAACGAGAGTTTGTACAATCTCCCTGTAAACAAAGGGCACTGTGAAAAACTTTTGAGCTAACTCAATCTCTTTATCGTATCTCTCGTGGAAGTAGAATTTCTTCTTAAAATCCTCTATCGATGAAAGTTTACGAAGCCGGATTTTATAAGACTTCTCACCATCACTTTGAGAGCGGTTACCGAAAACTTCTCGGATGTATTCCCCCATGGACCACTTAATTCTCGTCATCGCATAGGCGGAAAAGGGAACACCTAGGGTTGGGTTAAAATTTTTAACTGCCTTCGCTAGTCCGAAATTGGCTTCACTTATCAGGTCATCAATGGGGGGCTTGGGGTACAGTTTGCGCCATGTTGTGAACGCAGTTGTTTTGGCAAATGTTAGGAGGGGAGAGAGTTCCTCCTCTGT